TTACAGAATCTCCTGAACAAAGGATTAAAGACATAGCTAGAATAGCTGAGAAGTATCTCAATGTTCCGGGCTTTGCACAGAAGTTTGAAGACTATATGAGCCGTGGGTTCTATAGTTTATCTACTCCAGTGTGGATTAACTTTGGTAAGCAAAAAGGTTTACCTATTAGTTGCTATGGTAGCAACGTTGATGACAATCTAGATAGCATTCTTAATGCAGGTCGTGAGATTGGTATGATGTCTAAGTATGGTGGAGGTACTAGTGTATTCTTAGGAAACATTAGATCCCGTGGCACTATCATCTCTACAGGAGGTACAGCAGATGGACCTGTACACTACGCTCGCATTTATGACACTGTAGTAGATGTTTGTAAACAGTCTGAAGCAAGACGTGGTGCATGTGCAGCATACCTTCCAGTAGAACATCCAGATATTTTAGAGTTCTTAGATATTGGTACAGAAGGTAATCTTATTCAGAACCTTCAGTATGGTATTACAGTAACTGATGCTTGGATCGAAGAGATGAAAGCAGGTGATCCTGACAAGCGTAAGATCTGGGCTAAGATTATCCAGAGACGTAATGAGTTTGGTTTCCCATACATTATGTTTAAAGATAACTCTAACAACAACTCTCCTTATAAAGAGTTAGGAATGGACATTACAGCAAGTAACTTATGCTCTGAGATTCAATTACCTACAGACAGTTATAACTCTTTTGTGTGTTGTCTAGGGTCCCTAAATCTATTGCACTGGGATGAAATTAAACAAACAGATGCTATTGAAACTTATACTCTGTTTCTTAATGCAGTGATTGATGAGTTCATTACTAAGGCTGCTACACTACCGGGCATGTCTAGAGCTCACAGATTTGCAAAGAACCACAGAGCAATTGGACTAGGTGTGCTAGGATATCATTCTTACTTACAGTCAAAGCTTGTAGAGTTTGAATCTATGCATGCTAAGATGTTAAACGTAGAGATATTCAAGACTATCAAAGAAAGATCTGATGCTACATCTAAGATGTTGTGTGAGACTAAAGGAGTTAAGTCTATTAGACCAGGTTATGCTAATACAACCCTAGTTGCTATTGCACCTACTAAGTCTAGTTCATTTATCCACGGTCAAGTTAGTATGGGTATTGAGCCTATTAAATCTAACTACTTTATCAAAGACTTAGCTAAGAGTAAGACTGTATACAAGAATCCTTTCTTAGAAGAAGAGCTTGAGAAATACAATCTTAATAACGCAGAGACATGGGACAGCATCCTTAAGAAAGATGGATCAGTACAGCATTTAGATTTTCCTACAAAAGCTGTATTTAAATCATTTATTGAGATTAGTCCTAAAGAGATTATCATCCAAGCTGCTGCAAGACAGAAGTTTATTGATCAATCTCAGTCTTTGAATTTAATGATCCACCCAAGTATCCCAGCTAAAGACATCAACCAGCTGTATCTATTTGCTCATGAGCAAGGAGTAAAGACTCTATACTATCAGTTTAGTATCAGTAGTGCTCAATCATTTACAAGAAACATTTTGGAGTGTGCTAGCTGTGAGGGATAAAAACCAACACAATGATTGATGAAATATTAACACAAGAAAGAGTAGGTCAAAAACCTAGGTTCTTTCTACACGATGAAGTAAAAACTTGGTTGGTAGATAATTTACAGACAACTGTACTCACTCAGATCGAAATGACTGATTGGGTACAGTCTATGGCTAACATGGACCAACCTTATTATAATAGATATCTAGAAAGTCTACAACTACCTACTAGAATCAATGTAATAACTATGACAACTTGTGATGGAGAAACTGTAGGGTATACTAAAACATCTACTTTTGATTTATCAGAGTATGCCAAAATTATAAAATCATCTGGTAAAAGAATAGATGAACTACAACAGAACATTACACAATTAGTTGATAACCAAAGAGTTATGCAACAAGAGTTAATAGAACTCAAAACAGAATTAGATTTACTTAAACAAAAATAAAACAATGGAAAACTTTAACACACTTATTGACAACGTAATTGGATGGGCAGAAGATAAGAACATCTTAAAGCCTGAGAACGCACCTAAACAGATGCTTAAGGTTATGGAAGAAGTAGGTGAAACTGCTGGAGCCTTAGCTAAGAATAAGCAAGAAGAGCTTAAAGATGGTATAGGAGACGCATTTGTGACCTTAATTATTCTAGCTAAACAAGTAGGTATGGAACCTGCAGAGTGTCTAGAAGCAGCTTGGAATGAGATTAAAAGCCGTACAGGTAAAACTGTAAACGGTGTATTTATTAAAGACTAGAACATGAAGAAAGCTCTTTATTTAGATGACCAGCGTACCCCAACGGAAACTATTCCGGGGTACGAACCTTGGTTTGTAGTTAGAAACTACTCACAATTTGTAGAGTGGATTACTACTCATGGTATACCTGATCTTATATCATTTGACCATGACTTAGCTGACGAACATATTGATGATTACTTTAGACAGAAGCTAGCACTAGGATACCAGCATCCAACCTATGATGAATACACTGAGAAAACTGGTCTAGACTGTGCTAAGTGGTTAGTAGAATATTGTCAGGAAAATAACGTACCTTTAAAAGGCTGTTCTGTACACAGTCATAATCCTGTTGGAGCTAGCAATATACATAGTTTACTCAACGGATTTAAAAAACATATGGGTTTACCAGAAGATTGCTACATCGGTAAGCATCCATTTACAGTAGAAACAAAAACCAAATAATATGCAGATTAACAAAATGCCAACAGTATCATTCTCTTTATTCAATGCAGACAGGAGTCTGTTTGGTATAGAGTGTGAAGTATTAAACATGTGTGATGGTATAAGACCAGATAAAAGTTTTATTTTAACCAGATACGCATCTATAAGTTTTGGTATAGTCGTAGCTCTTATGACTATCAATATAAAATTAAAGGGGGATGTTTAGTCCCCCTTTTTTATTAGTACCCTGGTTGGATTCTTATATCCCAATCTTTTCTAAAGTCCTCATCATATGTAGCCATTAGAAGCATACCTTCTTTAGCTACTGGCACCATCTTAGTAAAATACTTCAATGGTTTTGCAGACTCTGTCCAATCCTCATTTCCGGATAACTGACCTCCAGCTTCTTTAGATAAAGCTCCTAAGAATCTAAACATGTCTTCAGCTAAACTGATTACTGGCAAAGGAGACTTAGTTAATCTTGTAAATTCAATAGGGTTATAGTAGAATGCAAATTCATTGTAGTATTTTTTAAGAGCTCTAGCTAAATACTGTTTCATTCCTTTGTTTCTTCTATTACCATCATCTCCAGATACAATTGATAATACTGCTGCTGCAAATGCACTAAGTGTCATAAGCTCAGCTACCATAGAACGTAGATTACCAATATGGATATCTACAAACTCTCCTTCAGTGATAGTAAAGTCTTCTCCTTTCTCATATGCTTCACGCTTAAGTTCTTCATACTTATCTTTAGCTAACTGTACAGCATCGTCACCGAATCCAGACATAATAGCTTTAAGAAGCTTAGGAAGTTTTTTACTAAACACATGACCAAAGAATGAGTGGAACTTACCATATGTCCAGTTCTGTAACTCATCGTCATACTTAAGTCCTTCAAATCTTTCTTCAACCATCTCTGGCATCCATGATCTAAACTGCATTAATGCTTGACCTAATAGAGTAGTTCTAATATTGTTAATATCATCTCTAGATTGGTTACCAACAATACGCTTGTTAACACCCTTAATCTTGTTTCTAAAGTCAGAAAATGTTTCACTATCTTTTTCTATTCCTGGTATGCTAAAATTACCATCTTTATCTAGCGTACCTTTTACATAAATACTTTCTTTATCTTGAAGCTCACCAACTTCTTGGTCAATCTTCTTCATCAAAGCTTTACGCTCAGCACTAGGTAAGTTATAAAACTCTGTATTATAATTATACTTAGCTTTTACAAACTGTTGTATACTAACAATCTTACCATCTTGTACCATATGCTCCATCATCATAGCAATAGCTACCGGATACTGTACAGCTTTATCACCCATACGCATCATGATATATGCATTTTCTGTAGTTAATACTCTGTTAGTTGCAGATAAGCTTAGCTCTTCTATCATAACATTTGTATTACCTTCACCAAGTACATTCATGAACTTTAACGCGGCCCAAGCTTTCTTACTTCCTGATGCAGTGTACATAGCTTTAGCCCATGTCTTATTAGTAAAGTAAATACCTTTCTGAGCCATGAACAAAGCATTACCTGTACCGCCAACAAACTGTGCTGTACCAGACAATGGACTTAAAGCTAACGTCTTAAGACTAAAGAATCTCATAGCAGCTTGTGCTGACTTTAATAGAGAGTATTCCTTTCCTAATACTGTAAGCTTAGCATCATTATATTTACCACCAACTCTGTCATATAAGTAGAAGTTTGCAAACTCTTCAAAGATCTTAGCGTTTCTGTCATTGTTATCTGCAGACTTAGCTTTACCGTTCTCAATTTTAACATTACCAAACTGATCTGTAACTAAGCTACGCTTGTTACGCTCTACATCTAAAATCATTTGTGTAGAGTCTTCAATCTCATGCATAGCCTCATAGTTATACATATGAGCTGACCATACGGCAAATACTTTAAACAAGTCTCTAGACTTTTTAGAGTAATCCACTTCTCCTGTCTCTTCATTCTTTACACCAATATCTGAAGTAAAGTATACAGGAATACGGTTAATGATAGTACCATCAGTTGGATCAATCTCTGGCGTATAAGTATTACCAGCATCTACTTGTAGATTTTCAAATACACCTTTAGTAGAAAATAGATTTCTTACATCACCAAAAGCAAACTGATCAATTTTAGAAGCAAATACAGAAGGAATAAAGTTTTTAGAATTCTTATCTAACATACCTAAATCTTCTGCCTCATCAATTAATGTTTGGAAAAAATCATATACATCTTTAAGTGCTTGGTTCTCAGGCTTTTGTAAGTTTAACCACTTATCTGTAAGCCATTGATCAGCCGGTACTAAGAAACCATTAGTAGGATTAAGTAAAGCTTTAACATTAACCGTTCCGTTATCATTAACAACCTTATGATTAAGAGCCCACTCTTTAATCTTCTTTTGTACTATCTTCTCATTAGCTTGTTCATCTAAAGCATAACCAACACTTCTGAAGTTTTCTATAGTTCTTTTTTCTGCAGCCTCATACTTCTCCTTATCATAGTTCATATTATCTACAATCCACTTACTGTTACCAGCTAATATGGCTTTGTTCTTTTGTTCTCTGAACTCAGACTTATATTTATTTAAGAAGTTACCATTCCAGTTACCTTTATCATCTATCTGAAGAATCATCTCCATGGCTTTATCTGCAGACATTCCTCTAGCACTAGCCCATGTTAAAAACTTCTTCTTTAGAAGGACCATTTTAGCAGCTGTAGAATCAAACTTAGCATCTCTGTTATTCTGAACTACACGTAATATCTTAGAAAATAATCTAAAGCTTTTCTGTGGTATATTACTTAATGCACTTAGTAAACCTCTATATGTACTAAGAGGAGCTTCTGCATCTAAAATATTAAATATACCATTCTTCTTAGCTAAGTTGTCAACTTGTTCTTTTCTATAAACATCTAAGTCAGCAATAAGCTTTGTTACTCTTGACGTCATAGTCAAGAATCTTTTATTAAGATCTTCATACTCAGCTACAGCACCTTTCTTTTTACTGTTTTTTGCTACGTTAAAGTATTGTTCTCTTAAGTCATAAAGCAACACACCTGACTCACTAAATACTTGTAAGATCTTAATAGCATCCTGAAGTTCTTTACCGCTTAATGTTTTATTATCAAGCATCTCAGCATACTTCTTATATTCCAAAAGACCTAACTCTACTAAACGATCTACTTTATTCTTAAGCTGCAAATCTCTGATAGCAACTCTAAGCTGAGCTAGCTCTTCACGTTTCTTATAAAGCTCTTCTTTAGTGTATCTTGTTTTATCAATCTTGTCATAGATACCATTTAGTTTCTCTAATAGACTATCCATTTGACTGTCCCCGGTACTTTCTGTACGAAGAGTAACAGGTAATAAATAGCTTTTATCATCAGGAATTAAAGTAGGGTCAATATTACCAACCTCTAATTCTTTAATAGTATCAATCTGACCATTCTTTATAGTGAACTTAGTTCTCATAGGAATAGCACGAAGTTTTCCAAACTTCTGGAATCCATACTGCAGCTGTAAGATCTTACGATAGTTCTCTAGCTGTATACGATACATAGTTTCTTTGTAAGTCTTTAAGTCAGTTTGTGTCTTACCCACCTCTTGTGATTTCCAGTCATAGATATCTACAACACCATTAGGTTGGATAACAACTAAGTCAATACTTCCACCAATCTTAGCTTTCTGATCAAACACTTTAACCTCAGACATAAACTGAGTACCTGGTTCATACTGAGCCATTACTGATTGAATGTAAGTATTCAATCTTGTGTATACTGCGTTTGGAAGAATAACATCTATAGGACCTTGTACATCACGCTTGCTACCATCATCATAAGTCCAGCTATTAACAATGTTCTGGATCTGCTCATGGATTACATCACCAAACTCAGCTTTATTTAAATCAATAAGCTTTTGTTTTTCTGATCTTTGGTCTGATCTAAATATCTTCTTAAGCCATCTATCTACATATGTAGAAGTAACTGACCCTTTGGCATTCTCACCTTTGTATTTATATATGTGTCTCTTCTGACCAGTTCTTGGATCAATGCTATTATCTAATTCAATATTAGCCTGATCCATCTTTAATCCTTGAGTAGGATCTACTAACTGATAGTACTCTTCGTTTAACTGAATATCTGTATCTAAGAACTCAGTGTTACCATCTAGGATGTTTTCTGCAGCTGTCTCAAATGGATTGTCTTCAGACTTATTAAAGATCTCTTTAACAAAGTCCCATAACTTATTCCACCAACTCATCAAGAAGTTCATACGCTCTTGAGTCTCGTTGCCAGTCTGCATCTTAAGAATATGTTCAGCTATCACTTGACCAATAGCTTCTTTCTTAATCTTATCAAAATTTATGGTACCATCAGCATTACGGTACGCAGCTTTGTTTTTATACTGTTCTACAGTTTGTGTATACACTTTGTATCCTGTAATTCTAGATAACATCTCTTTGTACAAAGGATGGCCCGGGCCTAGCATCTCTACAAAAAAGTGAGCTGCTTCTTCAGGAAGTGTATCTAGTGATTCTAAACCATCTACTACCTGAATAATCTTATTTAACATGTTAGCTTTAGCAGCTGCATCTTTTACAATATTACCTTGAGCATCTCTGATTACATCTACAGACTGAATAGCTACACCAATCTTTTCTAAGAACTTAGTAATCTTATTCTTAACATCTTCTGGTCTTGTACCTTCTTCAATATCTTTTGCAGTTAAAGATGGAGATACAAATCTTCTAAAGCCTTCAATATCTTGTTTAGAACCTAGTACAAGAATTTGTTCTGGTTCAAATACAGCAATAGTGTCACCTTTTTCTTGACCAGCATCTTTGCCAACAACTGAATCATATCCAGAGTTTCTAGACTTTACTACTCTAGGAGCAGTAAAAGCATCTGTATCATGCACCTCTTCTGGTACATCAGCAATCTCTGATGGAGCAGTGTATGGGTTTTGAATATTTACAACAGCTCTGATTATGTTTTCATCTTTACCAAAACTGAATTGATCTGAGTATTTCTTAGAAGTACTGAAGTAAGTAACGTATCCTTTGAATCCGTCTTTGATTAAGTCTTTTAAGAAAGTACCATGGTATACAATACTCTTTATCCTACTATTAGGAAACACAGTATTAAGGTACTCTGAATATTGTTGAGGGCTACCAATAGATGCAAGCTCACGATTACGTCTAAAGAAAGCTTCTGAGTCTTCTTCAAGCTCACGAATCTCTGTAGTAAATGGAGTATTAAATAAGTAATCCTCATTCAATAACTGATCGTTTGTTTCTAAAGCATTATAGAACAATCTAACGTTACCGTTTCTATCTGTAAATAAACCATTTAAGATTTTAGGTTCACCGTTCTCATCTATATTTTTAGATACAAATCTTTCAACAGTCTCTAATGTACCGGCATCCATACCAGGGTCTTCACGTCTAATACGCTCAAGTCTTTCCCAATCACCAAACCAGTCTTTAAACTTAGTGGTATACACTTGTGCCCAAAACTTAAGAGATTTCTCTTTAGCTTCAGGTCCCATAATAGAAAGAATATCTTCGTAGAGTCTAGACTCTTTCCCGTTAGGGGCTAATACTCTTTCTATTTGTTTAGTCTCAGGATTACGAATTATACTACAACCCATAGTTATTTACCTTTTTTATTACATTTAACAGATTCATCCTCTTTTTTAGAGATAGTATCATCTACTTCCTTATTCTCGTTTAAGCTTTTTAAAGCATTCTCAGCTAGAGCCTTTAGACCATTGTTCTGAGTCTTCTCACCTGCTAATTCACCCATGGCTTTAATAAACCCTGGTTGTCTCATCAAGTCTTTAGCAGATACATATCCTTCAGATGCACTTAATGCAGCTTGTGTTTCTATCTGCATTACATTACCTGGTAAGATAGACTCTTGATCATCTTTATAGATCTCAAGCATACGGTTTCTATTTCCAGCTTTACCAATAGGAATGTATATGATCTTTCCTTTCTTATCTTTCTGTTCAGTCTTTTGGAACAAGATTGGTTGGAAAGCTTGAGCTAAGCTCTTATCTTTCTTCATCTTCTTGAATTCTTCCTTACTAATCTTAGGATCACGTACATATTTTACTAAGTAGTCATTAAGAATAATAGAACTATTAGCACTAACAGCCAACTGACCACTCTTAATTCTTAACCAAGCTGGTGCTTTAGTTACAATTGATCTATTATACCAGTTGTTCTGATGGAAAGATTTCCATACTTGATCTACTGATATAGATGGGTCTAATTTAAATCTATCTAAGATTGTCTTTACAAGCTCAGAGTAAATCTCAGTACTTAGTACCTTCTTATAGTCAATAAAACTACTTTGTAAACCTGACTGCAATATACTAAATTTAGCTAGGTCATCAGCAAATTTAACTAGGTTATCATCAGCTGTTTTTTCACCGTAACTTCTTAAGTTATTATAGGCTTCTATAACATTGTTAATCTGGAAAGTATCCATCTTATTTCTGAACAACATGATGTTATCTGTCTTAGTAGCATCATCTGTCATTAACGGTACTAACTCCTTGATAATCAAGTTGTCAGAGATGTTTGGATCTTCTGAGTTCTTATACTTGTACAATGCACTAGCAAAAGAATTCTCTCCTGTAAATAAGTCTTTATATAAACTGTTCAATGTTTCTTGCTTTCCTTCAGCGTTCATATACGGTGTAGTATGAAGTAAGTAAGCAATCACAAAGTTTTGGTATCTATTAATCAAGTTAATAGCATCATCCTTCATAATAAAGAACTCTGGATTATCTATCTTATCATACAATGGTTGGAATACCTCTTGGATCTCAGGAGACAATGTAATAAAGAAGTTTCTAAACATGCTGAAGATATCTTCTTTTTGCTCCTTCATCTCTCCTAAGAAAGTACTCTCTAGAATAGAATCCGGGTTGTTAACAAAGTTCTCTTGTTTAGATCTTTCCCAACGACCAATTTGTAACATGTTTTCTTGTACAGTTTTAGTCTTATTGGTATCATATCCAATAGCTTGCATGAAGTTAGACATTAATCTAGCTTGTGCTTCATACTCTACATAGTCCATAATTACAGCAATTTGTAATCTTGGATCAGCATTGCTACCATCTTTAATAGCTTTAACTAATTCTTTACTATCAAATGTCTCAACGCTATCTCTGATCTCATTGAGCTCAGCTAAGATAAGTTTTTGTAACGCATCTTCTTGAGCTTTAGATGATTGAGCAGCTCCAGCAAGCATAGCCTCTAAGTCACCACCTACTACTTTATTATAGTAAGGTGCAATAACCTTATAGAATAATTCTTTTCTAGTTAAGTTCTCACCATTAATAACTTTAAATGAAGATCTATTCTTAGACGTTTCTGTAAACAAGCTATCTAAGATAGGTTGACCAAAGAAATAAGCTAACTCATCTACTGGTACACCATGGTGTTGTAAATAGAACCAAGTACTAGCTGTATTCAATGAGAAGTTTAAGTCAAATACAAATGGATCTTTAGCACCATCCACAAAGCCAGATAAGGCTTGTGAGATAAGTTCACTAATAAATGCACCTGCTTTATCTAGTCTATGACCAATTGAGTATAGACCATTCTCATCTCTACCGTGGTGAGTAAGCTTAATGTTTACTGTTTTAGTATCTTCTCCTTTAGCATTTAAGTAATAGATGCTCTTAGAACTATATCTATTGTTTAACTTAAGACCACTAACTTGAGCCATTACGTGGAATGTAGAATGTACTGCTGCAATACCTACCATTCTCTTAGCTGTTAAGTAACGCTCACGAATACTGTTAGATCCAATAAATGTTCTTAAGTATGTAGGAGACTTCTCATCTTCTAGTTGTTTAGTACCAGCTTCAACTTTCCATCCTTTAATCTCTTCTGCAAGATCTTTAAGAGTATCCGTTGTATTTGGAGCTACAAGTTGAGCATAGTTCTCTGGTCTAAGAATAAGTTCAGACATGATGTTGATTAACTTATTCTGTAAGCTTTCCTTAGTACCAAGCGTAGGCTTAATGTAACGGATAACCTTTTGTCCTTTTACAGAAGCATTATATCTAGAAAGACTAGCCTTAATAAACGCTAAGTCTTCTTGTGTTTCTTTAGAAGCACTAATATCACTTAAGCTAGTTTTAGCTCCTTTGACAATCTTGCCTCTATCTGTATATGTAGATTCATTGATCTGCTTGAACTGCTCTGGTGTAATAACGTTCATTACGTTATCTGCATATGTTTGATCAGCACCAGAAGAGATCATATCATTAATCATGAAATCTCTAAAGTCTTTACCAGAGTAATCTTTACCAAGAATATCTACAAAGTAATTACCTAAATAGATATTAAGCTTATCTATATCAAAGTCAGATCCAGCTTTACCAACAATCTCAGAAGGAACTACAATCATATCACCATTAGTGGTAGGAGTAAATCCTTTAATGATAATACTTTCAATTGAGTTCATACCCTGTGTAGGAATACGGAAACCAATAGCTTTAAGTAGCTCATTATCAATACCTTTGATACCACCTTCTGGCATTAAATAAATACCATTTACTAATTTTAATCCTAACTCTTCTGGAGTAACCTCAGTAAAAGGCCATGTAATATACATCTCTACACCTTGAATCTTACCATCCTTAGAGTGATAAAACTTAAGATCTGAAGACTGCATACGAATAGATGCTTTTTCTTCTTCTGTTAATCCTTTAAGTTCTGACTTAGTAAGTGTCTTGTAAATACCATCTTTAAGATAGACATAGTTTCTTGGAGCAGCTTCATATGTAGTGCTAGCAACTTGCGGTGAAGATTTACCACTCATTTTCTGAGAGATAATTCTGCTGTCCACAATTGAGTTAAGAATATTATCTATCTTATCACGGTTGATTAAAGTATCAAACTCATATTCTAATGATTGTGTATCATCTTCATTTACAATGTAGTTGATAGCGTTAATCATATTATCTGGTAAGTCTCTACTCTCAGCTTCTCTTCTTAAGATCTTAACAAGTCTAGAGATATCTTTAGCCTCATATTGGAAGTCACCTTTTTTCTCAAGACCAAGTTCTTTAAGAAGCTCTTCTTTACCAAGTCTCATCATCTCACGAATAGTCTCATTATACTCTTGAATAAGACCGCCAATAGTTGGATTAACAGGAGCACCATTCTCATAGAAGTTACTCATTACTTGTTTAGTAATCTGAGTTCCTTTTACAACAAACTTCTTAGGCTTGCTAGATTGCTCAACCTGAATTCCGTAGAATCTACTGTATAGACTCTGACGTGGTAATTCAGTTGGTAACTGATATCCTTTATCTGATGTTACAACATTGATCTCTCCAGCCTCATTATAAATTGGCAAGAAGTTTCCATCTGCAGTAGTAACGTTACCCACTTTCTCTCCTGACTCAAAACCAATTACATCCACTTTATCTTTCTGAGCAGCTATGTAAAGCTTCTCAAACTGATTACCTTCTACATGACGGTAGAACTTAGGTTGTAAAGCGTGCTTTAAGAATACTGGGTGAGTTACATTATCTGTTTGAGCATATCCAAAGTACTGTGGTTTTAACACCTCAAATACATATCCTGGATTTCCTTTATCATATACTTCTTTAGCAGCTTCTATCTGAGCTTTATTAGCAGCTTTATAACGAGGATCTGACTTTTTAATAGTCTCACCTTTAGCATTAGGCATAGCTCCAGAACGAACTAAAGTCTCATAAGCAATCTCATAATCCCACTGAGCCTCACGTTGACTAGTAAACTTACCACTCATAAATAGAATATCTCTAATTACGTCTGGTAAACCCATAGCCATAGCATCAGCTTCATTTAAGTTCATGTATGCTTTAATCATACCTGTAAACTCTTTCTTCTTATTTAGAATGAATCCAGATATCTGACCCTGCTCATTAAATCTAGCACCAATCTTTTTTTCTGCTGCTTCTTTAGTAATACCAGAAGCAATCATCTCAGCATATGTACTCTGTGCAATATCATTATAGAATGCACTAACTACATCCATATCTTTAAATGATATGTTCTTAATAGTCTGATGTGTCTCTTCTGAACGAAGTTTACCATCATTACGTACCATGTTATCATCCATCCACGCAACAACATCACTGTCTTCTACAAAAGCTTCTTTAGTAGAAGTAGCACCATTAGCACGCTTAGGTAAGTCTTTATATAAAGCAGGGTGGCCGTAAATCAACTTATGCTGCTCTGTTAAAAGTAACTCTTCATTTAATGAAAGGATAGCAGCAATAGTTCTAAGATTATCTTCTGTGTATCCACTACGACTCTTTAACTCAGAATCATATCCTCCAGCTTTGTAGTTTAATGTTTGAGTATCTTTGATACCTAACATCTCATCTAAGCCATCATTGTCAATAGCATCTGTAATGTATAAGTCACTCTTAAAAGTATCAGGCTTAATAAATAAGTCTAAGTCTTTTAAGAATACAACTGTATCTTCAATCTTATTGTTGATATAAGTAGTAATCTTATCTTCAATCAACTCTCTGTTCTTTTCAATGAACTCTTCAATGAACTCTTCAAAGTCCATATCATTAGTAATAAGTTCTTGATTGAACTTAGCAATCATGTCTTTACCAATGATGTCTCTGAAGTGACCTAAGTTAAATACACCATCACGGTAGTATTGAATATTTACAGGACTATAATCTTGTATAGTAGCAGCATACATTTCATCATATAAATGATTTATGTACATATCTACAATACTCTTGTCTTCTGTAGTCATCATTTTTTGAATATCCCTTCTGCTTACCATAAGCTTACCAGGAATTCCAATACCATATTCTGTACTCTTATCTGAGTTAATATTAGAGAATACAATATTGTTTAACAAGAAGTGAATCTTATTAGCTACACGCTCAGGGAACTGAAGCTTAGCTGTGTTATTACCATCAACTTCTGTAATACCTAAACCAGAAATAACATGATAGCTGATTTCTGTATTATTCTTACGCTTTCCATTGATATCAAATAAACGTCCACCTTTTCTTAAAAGCTCAGAGTTAGTTTGGTAAGCATTAAATACTACATCACCATCTTTTTCAAATCCTAACCATGGTGCAGTTTGAATAAGCTCCTCTTGTGAGTTAACTGTATTCAAAATGTTAATCATGTTACTTAACAATGATGGTTGACCAACACTAAATTGTTGCTGACCCTCTGCATTGTTGTAACTTAAAATGTTATCTTCACTACTATACTTAGACTCAATAGCAATAAGTGTGTTAATTCTACCACCTACTACGTTTCTACCAAATAGATCAGCAATATCATCTATCTCTCCTGACTTCATTACGTCTAGGATCTGAAGAGTTTGCTCACGAATACTATTCTCAAACTGTGCTAACTCATTTAAGTCAGCAGTAAACTCAATACCCAATACACTAAGTGCGTTTAAAGCTGTAGCTAAGTCATATGTACTTCTTGCTTTAGCCTCATCCATTAGATCAATATAGTCATCAGACTTTCTATTGATCATCATACGACCAGAGTTATCAATATTAACTAAGTTAGTCTGTTTGTTTTGAACAGCTACCTTTAAGTTATTAGCCCACTCATTGCGGATTCTATCCTCATTTACATTAATAAGTGGATTAGTGTTGTAGATATATCCCTCATCAGAAACAATAAGCTTCTCTGGAGAGAATCTAGCATTGCTAAAACTCTTAGTAAATGAAACTCTTAATAGAACATCTTCTTTGTTTAATGTAGAAGCTGGTATTTTAATTCCTAAATTGTTCTCATACTTAAGACGTAGCTTTAAGTTACGCACCCAACCATAGTTCTCACGATAGTTATTATCCGCAGTTTTGTACTTCTTATCTAACTTTTGCATCATTAGATCTAAAGTATTTTTACGAACACCGTCTTTATCTACAATACTTACTACGTTACTAAGTTCATTAAGTAGGGTTGTATGTACTCTATCTGTATTAACTAAACGTGGTTGGTTAAGATCGTTCTTTACAAGGACAGTTTTACCTCTTGTTACAGTAGTCTGTGGTAAAGAAGCAAGTAATAACATAACGTTTGTAGACGTCATGCTTCTAGGATCAATTGTAATAGCGTCTCTGATACCTAAAGTATCTGTAACGTTGTTTTCGTCTTCTTCTATCTCAGAGAAGATTACACCGTAACGATCTAAGTTCTTCTTGAATTCTCTGTAGAACTCATCTATGTTAGCGTTAAGTGTAGAGTTGATCTTTGGACTAATTAAAGACAAGTTATTAGATACTTGTTCTACAGACTTATTCCATAAATCATTCAATAAAGCATTAGACTGTTTTTTGTCTAAGCTTCCTAAGATGCTATCTATATTATTTCCTTGCTTGAATAACTCAGTAAAGAAGTAGTAGTTCAATCCTTCTAATAGATCAGCAGTATCCTTTTGAGTTAAGTCTGCTACAGCCTTATAAGCTATACCAGAAGCTAAACGATCTTTGATAAATCTAGCATTTCTAAATCCACCAGTTCCAATCTTCTTGAATAGATCGTTAATGATACTATTCATTTCAGCTTTCTCTTTAGGAGTGATGCTAAATAAAGCCTGGATAGCTTTCCATAAGTTCTTAAAGAAGTTAGCAATCTTGTTACCAATAGATCTATCTAAAAGGATATAATCACGGAACTCTTCTGCTAACATCTCACGTACATCGTACATGCTAGCTTCTGAATAAGGCTTTGTCTCTTTAGTAAACTTATTATAGAATGATCCTTCACGAGCTTTAAACTCACTAGCTAAATCAAGCTTCTCATCTTGTGTCAAGAATGAAGCCCATACAGCTTCAAAGGCTTCGTGGAAACCAGTACCAATAGTAGCATTCTCATAAATGTGTAATGCTCCTCTCATGAACGCTCCTAAACCTTTACCATGAATTAAATGACCTACCTTCTTTACAGGGAACATAGGTAACACTTCTTTCATAAACTTAGTAAGCTTACCAAAGTCTTCGGTAGCTTCCATCTCTCCAATATCTAAACGGAAAGGAGGTTCTTCAGAATCAATATCCAACTGTGCAATTAAAGCCTTGGTTAACAACGCTTTAGCTGCATTTATATTACCAGAAGGAATAGCAATAGTAGCTTCTGCTAACTTAACTACTTCCTTAGTCTTAACATTCATTTGAGAAACAGCAGCAGATAGTTTACCATTCTCAGGTACAGCATTTGCTACAGCTTCTTCTACACTAAAGAAAGGACCTTCTTCTACAACTGTAACTTCTATTGGAGTTTCAGAAACAACACCAGATTCTGCATTCTTTTGAGCAAGTCTTAAGCCTTCTAAGAAAGCTTCATCAATCACTTCTTTAGTAGTATGAGTAAAGTCACTATACTTTAATAGTAATTGAGCTTTATCTGGGTTTTGCTTAAATGATTCTACAACTAACTCTTTCATTAGTTGTAAGTTATCAAACCCTTTCCTTACAGCCTTACCTCTGATCTTAGTACCATACCCACCAGCTTTAACATATTTATCATATGTAACTTGATCAAATGTACCTGACTTGTTAGATTGGTAAGCATGCTCTACGCTTCCATATTCATTACCATTCCATGCAAATGTACGAGGAGCTAAGTTAGAAAGTTCTCTAGTATTAGTCTCACTTTCTGGACCACTCCAGTATACATTGATTACAGGCTTAACAAGTTGAGGAGTTACAGCAGTAGTTGGTGCTTTAGTAACTTTAGCTTCAGCAGCTTTTTGAGTAGCTTGAGCAGCAAGTTGTTTTAATCCACGGTTAGCACCATAGACATATCCAGTTGCTTGAGTGATGTTCTTAAGAATCTCACTCTTATTATCAGCTATTTCCTTTTGTGATGCAAAAGGTTTAGACTTCTTAATGTTATTTCCTTTCTGAACTTTAATAATGATACCACCACGCTCCATTTCGTAGCTGACAGTAACACCATTAATTTCAATCTTATTACGTTCACCACTTAAGAACTCATCAATCTTATCATCTAGTAATTCAGAAGAACCTTTAAGCTTAGCTATAGGTTTCTTCTTAGATGCTTTTACTTCTTCTTCAGCTTCTGGCTCAACTAAAGATGGATCTTTCCAGATAATCTGAACCTGAGTACGCTGAGGAGTATTAGAATCATATAATGGTAATGAAGAATAAACTGGAGGTGTTGTACCATCTTCTCTCTTAGCTAATAAGTATTCTTCATACGTATCGTAAGATTTGTCTAATACAGCCTTACCCTTTACAAACTTGATAGTTGTAAAGCTATCATTATCCTGTAAAGCTTTATTGTTAACGTGGTGAGTTACACCTCTAACTAACTTGTCTCTATTCTTAAGAATCTCTTCTTTAGTAAAAGGAATAATAAGATTACCTCTATGTAGACCACTTTGTACCCAGAAGTATTTATCTGAAACCTTTCCTTTTACAGGACGGCTCCAGTTTAAGATATGCTTTAAGTAATCTTCAATAATGCTCATCTCAGCTTGGTCAGCTGTAGATAAAGGTTTTCTTTTCTTTTTACCAGAAGCAGCATTATATCCATACTTCTGTACATATAGTTCAGATAATCTTACAAACGCTTTGATAAGGTTATCCTTCTCAATATCTGTTAAGTCACGGTTGAATACACGAATTACTTTATCTCCATAGATCTTCTTACCATTCTCCATGGTGTATTCTTGCATAACCACACGACCTGCTTGAACACCCGCCATTACAACACCACGACCAGTAGAAACTCTCAGACCAATATTTACATCTGGATTGCTTACACTTCTTAAATCAGTAAAGTCTGGATTGTTAGTAATAACACGACCTTCTACTTCTGCTTTAGATAGTTGACGTTTACCGTCTTCTCCCACTGCAGACGTATACTCAATTCTTTGAATACCAGGCATAGCAGTAACTACATCTAAGTATACGTTACCACCATCTTTAGTGTTATCCAATAAAGTTTTTTGATAAGCTTTCTCAGCATCAATAGCTTCTTGGATCTCTTCATCTGTAGTTTCAGAATCTACAGTGTATTCTCTTCTTACACGCTCAACTGTCCAGCTATCAATACCAGCTAGTGAACGGTAAATAATATTATCTTTAGTCTGCTCTCCTTCAGGGATAAGCTCATTGTCAACATTTACATATGCATACTTAACACTACCATCTGCTTGAGGTTGTTTCTTAACAACTACAACTTTAATATCATTAGTGTTAAACTCAGTATCACGAATACCAAATGTATCATTCTCTGCAGTGATTACTTGAAGAGCATAACCTCTTCTAGCTAAGTTAAACTTAGCAGTAAACTTAAAGAATCTATCAGTACCATTCTCTTCATTAGGAACAGTATCTTCTTCGTCTAAGTATTGACGACCAAATGTTTTATTAAAACCTACTTCTTCAAACTTAGGAAGCTTGTTAGTTTTACTAAATGTTGTAACTGTTTCATTATCTTCTAACTCTTCTGTTTCTTCTTGACCATCTTCATCTACATCTTTCTTAACAGCTTTTTTACGAGTCTTCTTTACAGCTTGTTTTGTCCAGCCTTCTTTATCTAAAGTAGCAGCTAGCTCTTCTGCATCAATTACAGCAGGGTCACCATCGTTAATCTTAATAGTAACGCTACTATCTTCTTCATTAACAGCCATAACTTCTAGCTTAGTAACCTCACCGCTATCAGTATCTGTAATGTTATAAATATCACCAGTTACAAACTCTGTAGTATTCTCTACATCATCATCTGTTTTATAAGTAACAGAAAGCTTTGATTGTGTGGGTACAATAGGAGCTGGAGGTTGAGGTTTAGATGCTTGTTCTTTAAGTTGAGCATCTACTACAGATAACATCTCATCTGATAATGACTGTAGAAAGTTTTGCTTACCATTAATAGTATCTGCATACTTAGCCCACTCTAAACCAATACTCTTAATATGGTTTTGTAACTCACCTTTAAGTTTGATCTTCTTGTTTAAAGTATCAGAGATACCTGGTTGGTTACGATCTTCTTTCTCATATTTATAGAAACCGTTATCATCTTTTTCAAGAGCAGCAACAGTGGTCTCATTATCCTTTTGAAGCTTATCAAAGCTTTTCTTTAAACCATCAAGAACTTCTTGAGCTACAGTTTCAAGGTTTGTTACAAACCCTTTCTTCTGCATAGCTGCAATAACTTCTTCTTGAGATTTAATTCTGTACTGATATTCATTAAGTTGATCTACAATACCATCTGATAACGATGAGTTCTCAGTAGATAGTAAATCATTCTTAACTTCAGTTACTTCTGTTAATAGGTCATTTAGAATAGTCTTATAAGCTGCTTGTTCAGCTGCCATGTTAACCATCTTATTTTTACGAGCTACATCATCCTGAGTACCATCATACATGATATCAGCATTCATTAACTTGTTCTGTTTAACAATAGAAGCGACTAGTCCTTTATATCTATTGATCTGAGTATCAATATCTTCACCTAATACAAAGCCTAACTTAGCAATTTGTTCTGGATCAGATTTTCTAACAGCATCTAACTTCTGATCAATAGTACCTTCTACGCCAGCATTAATATGAGCTACAACAAACTGTGCAAATGCCGTATCTCTTAAAGCATCTTTCTTAAACTTATCATCTACTTTAGTAGATTCTTCTAATGCAGAGTTAACAGCTCTAAATGATGATGTAACTGCAGCAATTCTTTTTTCATCAAGAACTGGTTGGTTATTCTCATCATAAACTACTTTTTCTAATTTTACAGGATTACCTTCAGCGTCAGTACCATCTACTATCTTAGTTTTGTAGATGTTACCAAACTTAAGCCAGTTCTCTTGAGCAGCATTGTACATTTCAACTGCAGCTTGAGTTGCAGCTTGATCACGACCAAACTGTCTTACTCCACCAACACCTGCACCAATACCTCCTAAGATACCACCTATACCAATACTGATAGATGCTTCTGTATCTTTACCCATTAAAGCATCTCCAGTTTGTTTAAAGTATTGTTTAAATACTTCACTGGTGTTAGATAAGTCAGCCATACGTCCACTTGTTCCGTATGCTTCATTAATTCTTTGAATAGCTAACTGACCGTTTTCTTCTACGTATCCTTCTGCAAGAACACCTTGACCAATACCACTTATAAATGCACCTTTCTTAGAGTTAAGGAAACGCTCAATACCTGACGTAGCAGTTCTTACTCCCATGCTTTCTCCAAACTGAGCAGCACCTGTTACGGCACCAGCTACACCAGGAGCTTTACCAAATGCTTGACCTAACCATTTAAGTTCAATAGCATTGGTTGCAGCTAATAAAGCTGCGTTCATTAAGAAAGTATTTTGAGCAGCAGCCCCTGATATACGCTTCTTCTCTTCTTCTGTATAAGGAGTACCGTCTTCTTTATATCTTGTTCTACCAAACTCGTCATAAGATAAAGATTCCATCACTTTATCTTTAACAGCTTTAGCTTCATACATGGACTCTGAAGAAGTAGCTAAAGCCCAAGCATTAAACTTATCTAATTTACTAAACGCATTTGCTGCACTCTTTGTATAGTTTACAGCAGCACCAGCTCCTTCAATAGCAGCTTCTGCAGCTCCAACACCTACACGCATACCTGAAGCTAGTCTAGCAAGATTTGCTCCTAACTGTAACTTACTTAATGCAAGACCAGGAATCCATGCTGATGCAAGAAATGCTAAACCATCTACAGCATCTGTCATCCAGAAATCACCATCTGTAAATGCTCTTGACCAAAAACCTTTATCTCTGTCTGCAGCTTCTTGATATGTTGGTAACCAATCATTTTTAGCTTTATCATCAATACTTCTAAATATTTCTGAAAAGCCATTATCTGAAGCTTTAGTAATAATATCTGCATCCCAGTTATCTGAGTCTAAAAGACCACCGATGTAACCAATACCTTCTCCAGTTTTAGTAAGAATACCAAGACCAAGTCTACCTACACCTTTACCAAATGTTTCAAATCCTCCTTCTTGTTGACCATAAAAGTCATCATTATCTATACCATAAATATAACCATACTTTTCACCTCTATATTTTTTAGCAACTTCAGATGGTACAACTTTTGGGTCTACCCAAGATTCTTTAGCAAGAGGAAATGATCTATTAGCCTCTACATTTATAGCATTAAGAGCTTCATCATAAGACTTATATTTATTTTTTCTAGGTTCTTGATCAGTAAGAACTTGTTGTTCAGGTTGATCAATAGGACTAAGTGCCTCTACAGGAATGTCAGCTTCTGGCATTTCTTCTGTACTAGGCACGTTTTCAATTATATTCTCAGAAAGATTAGATGAGTAGTCTTGCTCAAAAAGATTTTCAGCCATAAAAGTACAGGGTTATTATTTTGCGTTTGATATAATACTTAATGCATCTGGATTATTAGCTAATACGGAAGCACGAGAATAAGCCTCTAAAGTTGATCCATAAGGATAATCAATAGGCTTACCATTTACATGTAAAATGTAACTATGGCTTTCAGGAGTATTACCATATAATTTTTTAATAAAGAAAGTAGGCATACCTGCTTTACCAGAAATATTAAAATCTACACTTGTTCTATGAGATCCTGGAGTTCCATTATATACCTCAAGACCGGCCAATATATCTCTATGTAAAGGATTGATATTAGCAAATGGATCTAACTTAGAAGCAATAGTTGGTGCAATTTTACCTACTGTAAACATATCAGTTTTTTCATTATATTTAACATCTTGAGTACCTAATCTAGCTGATAGTGATTCAACTACAGCTTTTCTATCTACTGGATTAGTAGCATTAGCATCATCAAGTTTAAACTCAATTTCATATCCATTAGCAGAAGGAAACCAAGAAATACCAGATACTTTACCTTCTAAACCTGTAAGAGCTTCAAGATAACCTTTTGTAGTTTTAAATCTAGCATCTCCAGTACTTAATGTAAAGCCTTGTTTAGTTACTGAAGTAACTGTATTACGCTCACTATTAAATTTATTTTTTAATTCAGTATACTTCTTTTCTAACGCCTCACCATTAATACCTAATTGTTTACCAGCTACAATACCAGAAGTATAGTTTAATACTCTTAAGTCATTGGTAGCACGAGAACCTCCAGTAGGAGAAGATTCATAGTAGTTTTTACCAACATCCATTTTAATAGGTTGTCCGCCAGGAGTTAATGAAGGCATTGTTTTAACATATGTCTTCTTAATTGGGTCCCAGTCAACTTTAGTACCACCAGTAGAAACTACCTTTTGTTTTTGTTGACGATACTGTTGTAAAAGATCATACTCACTACCCATCTCTTGTTGAGCAAATCTTTCAGCATCTTTATTCCAGTTGTCTTTCCACTGCTTAGCTGCTTCTACTGCTCTAGATGCATTAACAAATGTAAGAGCTTTAGGATGATCAGGATGACTATTTATCCAAGCATCTACATCATCTTGCGTTAAACTAGCTCCATTCTTACCAGCATATTTTTGACTTCTATCTGTAGCAACAATATAATCTTTAAGTTCTAAGAACGTAGACTTTTTTGTTTGCTCTGCAGTTTTTACTTTAGAATCTAAACTAGCATATGTAGTTTTAACTTCTTGTTCTCCTTGTCTAACAGGAAGTAAAGGAAGTTCTTCCTTAGCTGCTTTTCTAGTCTTCTCATTTTCTGCAGCATCAAAAGCCATACGAGCATACATCATAGCCACTTGGTTAAAACCAATTGTTTGTTCTACATCTGTATGTGAGAAACCATTAGCTAAACGACCAACAGTTTGACCAATATAAATATTTTCAGCTAACTTCTGAGCATTCTTTTTAAGAAATGAAACATCTCCTTGTTGAATACTCTGAATATTACCACGTATTTCTTTAGCTCTTTCTGTATAAAAATCTCTTTCTTGTTGTAAAGCTTGACGCTTAGTTTCATCTTTCTCCCCTTTTAAGGCAGCATTAACTTGATCAAGTCTACTATCAATTAAAGGTAAATCTTCTCCAGCTTGGTTAATGTATAAACCAGCTACAGAGTTAAGATCAGGATATCTTACAGCTGCTTCAATACGCATCTGTTGTTTAGCCTTATCAGAAAGAGTAGCACTTAAGTATTTATTAATCTCTTCTTTTGTATAAGAAGCATCTTTGGTAGTAACCATGTACATACCATTAACTTTTTCAACCTTAGTAGAACTAGGTTTGAAGTCCTTCATCTTATCTTGAACTTCTTTATTCCAATCATAGTATGGAGTAAAAGATCTTCTATTAGCATAGTAGTCATTTACAGTAGAGATATCATCTTTAGCAAAAGCTTGTCTCTGCATACGTACATAGTTGATGTTATCATCATTGTACTCTTTGCCACCATCTTTTAATCTAAATGATTCTGCAATACCTTCTTGTGAATCCCAGTGTGCAGTTAATGCCATATCACCAAGAACACTACGGTTCTTTACAAAAGGTTCAAACACACTAGCAGCTGTTTTAACATTCTGCTGTTGTGATAAATCTAAAGAAGATAAGTTTTTAAGATTCTCTTGAGCTTGTTTAAGAAAAGTATCTCTAACCTGAACACTATAAGGATTAGTCACGCCTCTGTTTACAAAACCATAGGCACTATTTACTTGAGCAAAACCTTGCTCATATAGTCCCTGTCTCCTTCTTAGCATTGTATCTAAAAAGGAGAAGTTGGGTGTAAACAGAGCCGGCTCTGGTATTACGTCAGTTACGTTAGGTAAGTAGGTTGCCATATACTACATTATAAATATACAAAAAAATCTTTAAAGTTTAGAACTAAACTTTTAAGGTTTACAATTATTATTAAGATTATCTCCAAGGTCCAACTACTCCACCTATGTTAAAACCAAAAGCATTTCTATACATACCTGGCATTTGTTGAGCCATTGTAGTTCTAGTAGTGTTAGGAATACCGTCATTATCTGTATCAGAATAAGTAGTTCTTCCACCTCTTAGTTGTGCAAGAGCTTCTTTTTCTGCATTAGCTTCAGTCATTCCTAAACGAAGATACTGATTTTTTAATGAAGGAAACTGAGCCATTGGTCCAATGTTAGAAGATGCTGTTGCAAAACCTGGAGCTCCAAGCTTGCTAGCATCATATCCTTCTTTAAAGAAAGATAGTCCAGTTCTAGGATCAACGTTATAGATAGGATTAACTTTATTAACCATATCTAAATACATTCTATTAGCAAATGCATTATTAGCTGCTTGTGTAATACCAGTTAAGTATTTTCTACGAGCATTATCTAAGTTTTGTTTAGTTGTTACAAAACCTTCCCAACGCTTATCTCTTGCTGCAGCATTGTATGCGTCATTAGCTGTCTTACGTTGTAACTCTTGAGCCATAAACTGATTAGCTCTATCTACATTACGAGAGTCTGTTTGAGCAATGTCTTGAGCTACTCCTTCACCAGTTTGTCCTGCTAAGAAAGAAAGATTAGAAGCCATAGCTGTACCAGGCTGATATTGACCTAGTGTGTTAGCTGCTATGTTATACGTTTGCTGTCTTTGTTGAGCTTTAGATAACCAATCTTCTAAAGCTAAATCACCTTGTCTGTATGGTAATTCTGCCACAGAAGGTAAATAAGCTTGAGGAGGATTTAATCCAGCTGTTAACAATGCTAGTTTATCAGGTGTTAAGAATCCAGCTTTGCTAGGAGTAGTTTTACCAGGAGTAATCTGATTAGGTGTAATACTACCAGCACACTGCATAGCTGCAGCTTGTCTTGATCCTACAGCTCCATCAGCAGCCATAGCTTCAGCATCCATGTAAGATGACTCAATAATCATAGGATTACCAGCATCATCAATACCTGTACACTTATAACCAATAGGAGATTTACCAGGAACCATCTTAGGCTTAGTGCGATAGCTATCATAGTGCTCAGCACCAATCATCATATCATCACCTAACTGAGTACGGTATTGATCACCTACAAACTTTTGAGCAAATTTTGGATAGAACTGTTTTTCAAAAAAGTTCTTATTAGCATAAAGACTCTTCTTGTTCTTTAATTGATCATCACTTAAGTTAGATACATCTATACCAAGTTCTTTAAAGTATGCTTTACGAATATCTAATTCACTCATATTCTTTACAGCCTCTTCTCCTAATGTATCTTCTACTAATCTACGCTCATACATATCAGGACTATATCCACCAAAGAATCCAGCTTTCTTACCTTTACTTCCTTTAAAAGTTAAACCAGGTGTTGAGCTTTGAATAACATTATACATTTTGCCACCCTTTGGATCTTTTCTGCTAAAGCCAAACTTACCTGATAAACGAGCAAATTCCTTAGCATCAGCTGCTGACATAGAGTTAATATTATATGAACCTTTCACAAGCTTAGTATCATACTTCTCTAATAGTTGTTTATACTTAGCAAACTCTGGATCATTAACATCAGCTAATGATTTAGGAGATAATGTTTGATCAATGACTTCAGAAGCATCAGGAACACGTGTAGGTTTAGAAGCAGCTTGACGTCTATCTAAATCTTGTAACAATGCTTGTTGTTGAGCAAGTTGAGCAGCTTGAGGAAAAATCTGATAAGGATTTAGTGGATCTACTACTTGACCAGCTAATTGATATTCAGGAATATAACCACCATATGCAGCTATTGGCATTTGATCTTTTGCTCCTTCTACAACAGCTGGAATTCCTTGAGGAAAACCTTTCATCTCTTCTTGTACAAGAGCTAAAGCTGATAACTTCTTGCGATAGTTAGTAAGCATCAACTGAGCTGTAGCTTTTGATATTTCATCTGCTTCAGGATCTTCTACAATAGCTTTGTATTTATTAATATCATACTTCTTAGCAATCTCTGCAGGAGTATATCCACCAGCTTTAGGAGACTTGCCAAACATGGTTAGAATAGATGGATCTTTAATTTTCATTTTCTTAGTATCTGAGAAAATAAAACTACCTTCAGGAACATTAAGAGGCACACCGCCTTGAGAGTGACGCTTACCGTTAATATTCATATGTTCTAAACCACCATCTCCATCTATATCACCATATACGGTTTCCCCGCCTTCTGCTTCTATATTAGCAGCATAACGTGGTACTTCAGTAATACTATTACTTACAGAGTCTGCTCTTGATTCAGGCATGTCAGTCTGTACTCTACGTTGACCAAGATCTAATCCATATCCAGATTGACCACCGTATTTAAACTCTAAGTTTTCTGGTTTACCAGTTATTCTAATCTTTATCATATTACTTGTATTAGCAAAGTTCTCTTCTCCACCCATTTGAAACATACCTTCATTAGGTTTACGTGTTACATTCTCACGGAATCTACCAGTGTTAATTTCAGCGTTACCTCTAAACATAGGATTAACTACTTGATTATCAAACTGGTTTTGTCTAAACGCTCTTTCATAGTCTTTAAGCTTTTTGTTCTGACCAAAGTAATCTACAGCAGCTCCTGTCATTAACAAAGCATCAGACCAGTTAGATATGTCATTAGCAGTGTTTACAGTGTCTTCACTAAATAAAGGTTTTCTTTTATTAGGATTTACAATATCAGGACTATCAGTAACTGGTGTTCCTTTACTATTATCTACTGCAAACTGTGTAGTAGGCTCACCAAAATCACCAACTGTAGTTTTAGATCCATCAGGATTGATAGTAGTAACTTTAGGTAATGGTGGCATAGCAGTCTGACCAGGCATTGTCCATGCATAGTTTGGTTGAGACTGATTTAATATTTGACTATTTAAATACTGAGCTTTAGGTAGTCCTTTTTTTACAATACGTATTTTCATAATTACATTATTTCAAACTGATAACCTTGTTGACGAAGAACTTCAAGTTGTTCTGGAGATACATCTAATATTTCACCTTCTACTGGACCACCCATTTGCTTAGCAAAGTTCTTAGCAAAGTTAGCTTTTTTTCTCATAGCAGGGCTATACTTTCCTTCTGGTGCGTTAAGTATTGCTGAAGCAGCTTCTTGTACTCCCATGCCCATACGAGTAGCTTGTGCTTTAAATGTTCCTTTCTTAGATGGGTCTAAATGAATACCACCTTGTTCCATCATCTCTACTGCATAGTCTGCTGGGAATGACATATCATATTCTGGAATAAAACCACCTGCTTGATAGAATGCATTACCACTAAAAGTAGATCCACCTTCTTTCCATGTCTTTCTAGCAAACGCTCTAAAGAAAGGATTATTCTCTAAATTCTTTTTATGACGAGCATAGAAAGCTGCTTTACGTTCTGGATCTTTAGGATGCTGACCTAACTTAGAATCACCAAAGTATTTAACAGTTCCATCAGGACCAGTTACTTTATGTGTTTTACCTTTACGATCATTACTTCTTGTAACAACGTATCCGCCATTAGCCATCATTTCTTCTTCATCCTCTTGCTCATACTGCTCCCCCATTTCTTCTCCACCTTCTCCTTGAGCTTCAGGATTATACATCATATAATCAGAAATGCTATTTACACTATCATCAATTACAGCAAGCTTAGAAGCAATCCATGGATCTAAGTTTTGTTCAGGAGAAACAAACTGACGTAGCTTACTCATCTTATCTGCAACAGCAGTCATTTGACCTAAAGCCATACCACCATTAGGTTCTCCACCTTCTTCCATATAATCAAATCCACCATACATCATTTCTGGAATATATCCTCCATAGGCATAACCATAATCACCCATCTTATCAAGATTACCAGCTGCAGCAAAACGTGCACGAGCAATCTCTGGTGGCATCTTTTCTCCACCTTCAGCCATATTATCCATAATCTTTTGTTGTACAGCAGGAGGTAATGCCTTAAAGCCTGGGTTATCTGGTGTACCACCATCACCCATTACTTCCATACCGTATTCAGCTTTACGCCAAGTACCACCTTTAGACTTATACCATTTAGCAGCCCAGCCGTTAGCATAAGCACTAGGGTATACATCAAATTTAGATTTGGCCATAGACTTAGCTCTAGACCACAAGGCAGGGTTATTAGGTTTGTTTGCCATTTTAAATACTATTTATTTCTTTTATGATTATAATCTATACGTTGACTGCTAGTTTTACTAGCTTTAAATTTAGCTTTTTCTGCTGGACTCATTTCAGATGATGTCTTAGGTGTCTGAGAGTTTACTCTTTTAGAAGGGCGACATGCTGGATAACCTTTACGACTTTCTCCTTCTTGTCTACCACATGCTTTACCTGTCTTTACATCAACCCACTTTTCTGCAAACCATCTATCTAATCCACCATGTTGACCACCTGATGCATTTTTTGGTAATACACCAGTTCCTTGTTTGTAATTCTGACTAAACCAAGTTGCTGCAGAATCAGTAGGAAACTTTATATAGCTTTTAGTAGAGTCAGCATAATCAAATGCATCTTTACCTAAATATTTTAAACTACCATCAGGCATCTGTACTACTGTTGGATATACACGTCCATCTCCACTTTCCATAAAGTGAGTAGATCTACCACGTTGTCCAGGTATCTGCATAGAAGGTGTATTCTTTGGATATAATCTCTTTACCCAATTAAGATTCTTATTAGCGTTTAACACAGAATCAACATACGCTGTCCCACCACCTTGCATCATAGGATATTCATCTACATAAGATGCACCACCAAAGTTATATTCTTGTCCAGGCTGCATCATCTGCTCTTGACCATTAGAACCTACACCATATACAGGATAGTTAACACCTTGCATAGTAATATTAGATCCAGGTATACGAGTTACTTTGCCAGGGTGAGCCCATTGACCACGAGGATCTAAAATAGGTCCACCATATTGAGCCATGTCTGCATCTGATTTAGCATCAGTGTTTTGTGCAATAGTGTTGTTTAGAAGAATGATTTTACCAGGACTATACTTCTGCTGCATTCTTTTAAATACAGGGTCATTCTGAATCTGCTTATTCTTTAAAGCTTTTTCATAAATAGTTCTATTAATGTTATCACCAAACTTCTTAGTAAGACCATTCTTGTATAACAAATGTCTAATACCTGTTAAGTCAGCATAAGACTCATTAGCAAAAACCCCATAACCTCTATTATCATAATGCTCGTCTTGATTAGGTATAGTATAAGCAAAGTTCATAAACTTATCAACTTCTGCCTCATTTAAAGAAGTACCAAATTTAGTATTATTACCAGCCGCTAAGTTATCCCAATACTTACTATTATCATAGTCTGAATCTAAAAGTGTACTTAAAGTTTCACCTTTAAACAAAGAGTGACCAAGCTCATGAGCAACAACACTTTCTAAATTAGAACTATTTAATACAGTTTTTCTTTTTTTAGGATCATAATAATCCTTAAACTTTCCAATATTCTTAATCTGAGCAGGTTGATTATAAAGATCCATTAATCTATATGATCTTTTAGCAGAAGCTGTAGATTTTTGAAATACTTTAGGGTTTTCATAATAGCTAAGATTATTACCTATATATCTTTCTGGATGCATAGCCTGTCTTTGTGCATACAAAGGTGACTGAATATACCCAGCCATTTCAGACTTTATCTCATCAACTGTACCTTGATTAATAGGTTTAAAATCATATGATCCTTCCCAGAATGGATTAGTTACTGTTTGTCCACCTTTTTGTTTAAAGAAACCACCATAAGCTTTTTTATCTTTTGGATAGTAAACTCTACCATAGATTTTATACGGAACACCTTGCATTTGATTCTGAAGCTTTTCAGGAAAATCATACTGATCAGAGTAAGATAAATAATCACCTTGTTTATCAGAACCTCTACTAACTACAAACTTACCTAAAGCTCTTGCACGACTAACCATAGGTCTACCAACTAATGGATTTTCATCATTAGGTCCAAATTTAACCATCTGCTTATCTCCTTCCCAAAATGCATTTGGGTTACCAGGAAAATAACTATTTACAAAATATTCATCAGTAGGTATTATTTGACCAGGCTTTACTTTATCTTTAAAACTATCAAATATATCTTGCTCTAACTGTTGATCTGCACTATAGTAAAAACCATTAGGATCAGCGTTTATTGTAGGTTTATACTTAGAAGGTCTAAAGTATTCTGGCTTAGATTGTAAACCTAAATACATTTTAAAAGCTTCTTCACTACGAGCATCATCATACTCATCTCTATCATTATTAAAGACATATCTAATATAATTCTTTAGATCAGTATAGTCAGTTGGTCGTACAGTCCTATATACTTTTTGTCTATTGGCTAATGTTTCTTGAGGAAATACTCTAGGATCTATAACAGGTTTTTTAGTTTGAACCTGTCCAGCTTTTTGAAAAGTAGGTAATGCAGTAAAACCCTTCTGAGCTTTAGCTAGATGAGGAAGAAACTTATCTGATACATTACCTGCACCAATCATATGTTGTAATAGCTTATTCATTACCTATGTGACTGTATTAACTTTTGATTAGAAATCTTAAATAACATTTTTAGATCACCACTCTTTGATTTTCTCAACCATACTTTATTTACATGATGTCTAAACTTCTTACGCTCTAAAGCTGCTTTACCATAGTCAACATATTGAGGATTAATCTCATACTGATAACCATTAGCTTTTGTAACAAACATAGACTGGTTAGTAAGAGTGTTAAACTCACCACGATCCTTTGTTATATCCCAAAACTGATTGAATCTATATTTATTTTCTTCTTTAGAGAATAATATCTTTATAGAGTTAGGTTGAATCTGAGGATAAGATAAAGCTGCAACAGGGTTGTTTTTAGGTTTAACGCTTAACTCAAGTAAACCAGACACTTGTTCAGAGTTAGAAATAATAGCTTGATCAAAGTTTTGATCTAATACATGGAACTTATCTGCACAGTTGTTATGTGTCTTATACACTTCAAGTAAATATTCAATATTTCTTACTGAATTAACCTGCTGACCTGTAGCTGAGATAAACTCCACTTCAAATGGATAATCTTTACCATAGAAGTTTGCATAAGAATCACAACGTACATTATGCTTCCATATAGAGTTAGTATCTACAGTCATGAAATGAGCCTTTCCTGGAATTACAAACGTTGGATTCCAGTCATGGAATGATAACCATGTCTGACTCTTTGGATCATAACTAATAGTCCATGATGCATTTTCAAATGCTAACGGATTATCAAAGTCATAATATGTTTTAAGACCAGCTATTGTTCTATAAAACTTACCATCAGCATCATGAGCCATATCATTAAGCAAAGGCTTATAGTCCTTCTTAGTGATATAGATTATCTCATTGGTATTATCATAAGTCATTTGTACCCCTACACCTTTTACAGGATTATCGTATAATGGATAATTAGGATACTTAGCAAGTAATTCAGAAGGTAGGTATTTAGCAAACCACCATTTCATACCATCTCTAGATATTTCTTTAAGCTGTCCAGCATATTGGAATATCTTTCCTTGGTTTTGACTTACCCAGAATACACCATGGGTACATCCTAATGTAGCATACTTACTTTGACATGATCCATATTCAAATGACTCATCAGCATTTACTAATGCTTGAAGCTGTTGTGGACCACTAAATAAAGCTCCATCTCCAATAGTAATCTTAGCACCAGTACCATCTAGCTTAAGTTCTTCTACACCCATAAACTGCATAGGGCTCTGATAAGCCATCATGAATAAAGCACCTGTTTTATTAACAGACTTAATTGATGTAACACGACTACCAAATGTCTTATAGTTGTTAGCTAGATAAACTCTCCAGTTATCTTTCTTACTTTCATCTTGTTGTGGAAGAGAATAAATAACTCTATTAACATAATAACTATAACAAGTTTCTGCTTTCTTAGGATCAAAATCTCTATCAAGCATATTACCCCAAGTAATCTGTGAGTTAAATAACTTAGATACGCTTAATGAGTAATCATATTTATAGTAGTTAGGTTCTTTAATTATATCTGATCTAAATAAACTACTTAAATCAGTTAATCCATTACTATCATAATGGCGTTTCTCTGGACGATCTTCCCAATCTCTATATGCTATATTTACTTCAGATTCTACAAAGAAGTCACGCACGCCAGAGTTAAATAAATAAAAGTATCCTCTGCTTATATGAAATGTACTAGATTTTCTATGATCTAATACTCTAAATCCACTAGCTAGTTTAAATAAACCTCCAGATAAGTTAGTATTATTAATCCAGAATCTAGGATAAGGCATACTAAAGTACATAGAGTAATCTAACTCTGCACCATTAGGTTCTCCGTATAACCAAGTATTAAAGAACAACATACTGTTCTTTTCTGTAAATCTGTTGATATAAATATCACCACCAAAATATACATTAGATGTAATCTTGCCAGTATTAGATGTAGTTACATCTTCTACACAGAAAGAAATAGGTATTTGCTTTAAGCTATCTAGTTGACCATACTGTGATGGTAAAGATATCTTCAATGCACCATAATGTCCAGATACAGTACTTTGGTAAGTAGAATATAATGAACCATCTCTTTCACTAATCAAGAATCTACTATTATCTACAGTAGTAGGATTGTTTACTTCAGCGTTTGTCTTAAGTATTACAAACTTACCACGATTAAAGTTATTAACCATGTAGTTTTGTGAGCTAGCTGTAAATGACTGAATATCAGAGTTTACATAACTAGACTCAACAATTCTTCTTCTTCTATTTCCTTCTAATGTTGTTCTAGACTTATTATAATAACCATGAGCTACATATTGTGCAGCATATTGCTTATAAGGAATAATAGCTAAAATCAACTTCATGAATTGCTCAGAAGTAATATCTATTTGTATAGTAGCCATAGCTCCTAATACAACAGCATTAGCTACTGTAATAGCAGTGTTAGCAGCTTGTCTCTTTGATGCACCAATACCGCCAAGACCAGGAACACCAAAGTTATTAATAAAACCATTACTTGTACCAAAGAAACTACCAGCAATCATTTCAGCTCTATGTGGAGCAAGTAGGCTTTGTGTTAATGGAATATCATCTGTTCCTTGAAATTCTACTTTAGCATCTGCTCCAGCTAATGCTCCTACAAGTTTTGCAATTGTAGCAATAGCTGATAAAACATTTGTTAAAATATCAGTAAAGTTTGTTGGAAGTTTAAACTTAGGATGTTTATATGGAGTTTCAAATCTACCATTAGCTTCACCATAAATCTCTTGATACAACTTTACTTCACTACTACTTAGGTAAGGACTGCTAAATGTTACATCGGGACCATGAAAAGATAATACATCTTTCTTATAGCCAGACAACTTACTTGATTTAGGATCAGGACTACCATTATCACCTAATTGTTCTTGAGAAGTCATGTAACCATCTTCTCTTAAGTCATTAAATGGATAGTTTTGATATAAGCCTGTAACATTAGTTTGATTAGGAACAGAGTATTCTCTCATGTTATTAATCAATCCTTTACTTACAACCGTCTTATGTCCTTCTCTTGATCCACGTAATACTTCATATCCTACAATTGATGTAATAACATTTCCATTAACATCAACAGGTTTAGTAATATTATGAAACTCTACACCTAGAATAATAATATTATTACCATCATTAGTAAAGTGATTAACTACATCACCACCGGTAATTGTAACATCAGGAAACTTATGATGTCTAATAGGCTGACCACAAAGGTTACCCCATATATCCACTCTGTTAGAAGGATACAATTCTGTAGATTCCCAATATCCCATCTTACCTTTAGCTACAACACGTCCTCCGTCTGCTAAAACAGAAGAAGTAGTTGTCTCTACAGTAGCTGTATTACTTACTTGCCATTTTTCTAACTGAACACCATCTTGAGTTTCATATGCATCTGTTCCGTTAGCTAATACCGTATCTGTTGAAATAGGTGCTCTACCAGGAATATGATATGACTCAGAGCGTTCTCCTGTATTATACACCCATCTAATAAAGAATGCATATTGTTCATCTCTCATGTATCCAGTGTTGTTACCACCTTTTACATAATAGTTTGCAGGATATTCAACAGCAACCCATCTAGCTTGAATACTATTGGCTTGTGGTTGATAGTTAAACTTAGTCTTACTGTATGTACCTACACGTAACATGTAATTGTTTACAGTGTAAATAGCATCAGATTTTTCAATAGGTTCAGTTCTAACAACAATCTGAGAAATAGGTATAGTCTCAAAATCATTACTTAGAGTATCTATATAAATAGTTCCTTGATTAGTAGAATAGTAACCAACTCTACGTGCAATAGTTTGACCATTGATTTGAGCTAACATAACTAACTCAAACTCTTCAAAGTCTTTATCTATAGTAGTAATCTTTACTTCTAAAGAAGAACTGAGATTTTGATGGCTAAATAATGATTGTACTTCTGATAAACCAAGGTAATCAGATACCTTAACTTTATTAATAGTATAAGCAATAGCTATTTGGTATGATCCATTTGGAAGAGTACCACTAGCTTTACCTTTCTCTAGAATAATACAAGGATGAGTGATAAGGGATGTTAAACGAATCTCTTCACAGTTAAGATCTGTAGAATAAATTTTAGTCACACATCCATTACTAATAGATTCTGTATATCTAAAAGGAGGATTTTCTAAGTCCATAAATCTGTCCGGATTTAATCCATCAGACCAATATACAGGACGCTCGCAGTCATAACGTCTACGACTAGTTCCTGTAATAAGATTAGAACGCTTAAAGTTTAAACAAGGAGAATTAACCTTCTTTGTATAAGAACATTGGCTCTCATCAAAGATACCAATCTCAGAGTTTACATCATCAGTAGTAAAGATAGCCCACATATCATCTGTTAGATGTATGCAGCCAATCATAGGGTAAGGAAGAGTTACACAATGTAAATTAGATGGTTCATTACCTATAACACCTATCTGACCATCATGTGAGTTATTTACAGCATTACGGGCATGTGTCCACAATCCCTCACCAACGAAGGTTTCATTATAATCCTTAACCATACCCTTATTAAAAAGGTTAGTGGTAGATGTAGGGTTCTGTGTATTTTCAGCCATGTTTAATTACTAACTTCTTCTTGTCCAAAAATTTATATATTTCTCCAGTAAGATGACCAACCAACCAAGCTTGTGCCTCTTCATCTGTTATATCTCTATCTTCTGTTATTCTAACTACAGCATGATAAAGTTCATGGGCAATGGTATTATGAGTTAAGAACTTATCACCTAGTAAAAGATAGTAGTTATCTATATCCGGCATTACTAGTGCTCCTTCAGCCTCTCCTCCAAAATCATCATTAATCTTATACTTCTTATAAAGCTTTTCTGCTTCTACAGATACACTTTCCACCACTACTACTTTGAGTTTACAACTATACGTTGGTAATTTTATGGTGGTACTTACTTTCATAAATTAAAAGCCATCTGTTGACTTAAACATATCGTAATACTTATTATACTGAGCTTTACGGTTCATCTGCCATACTTTATACATCTCTGCAAAGTCTGGAGTGTTTACAATACTTAACGCATTATTACGAGCACCTCTTAATCGTTGTTCAATAAGCTGCATTTTCTGTGCAACATCTTCACCGTTAATATATAAGTTTTCAAGAATACGTTGTTTCATTGCATACTCATAGTACTCATTAATCACAGGATGATCTAGTACTAATAAGTTTCCACCATCATCTTCAAGAGCACCTTGGTAAGAAATAAACAATTGACCCTCATCTACATTTGTATAGATGAATCCATTTTTTATATACCCAGTACGGCCACTTGCATTATCATTAAGAGCATCTATCTTTCCTGTAGAAGTAGCAATATGCATACGTTCAAAAGTATCATAAGTACGTGTTTCATACTTACGCTTTTCTACAACCTGTACATGGATATTCTCACCTGTTTTGCACTCTACAGTGTATGTCTTTTCACAACTACATTGAGGATCAGGTTGTCCACACTTTCTACAAAGATCATGTTTTAAAATAACGTTTTCTGTTTCACGACCTGACATTACAGATTGAGTTACAGTATAACGTCCACAAAGATGTGCATAGTTTAATACATAAAAATCATCAGGAAGTTTAGTCTTCTTTTTTTCTATGTCTAATACTTTTTCTTTTGTTCCATGAATTCTAAGACCTAAGTCATAGTTAACTCTTTGTGCTACTTTAATAAGCTGAGCAGGCTCTATCATACCTTCATTGCTGTAGGTAACAAAGTCTGTTGCAACTTCATCAAGAAGTTGGTCAAAGGTTCTATATTGTAATTCAGTTTTCATCGAAGTACGTTCTGTTTATCTTGAGAAGTATCTGATGGAATCTGCATCATTCCAATTAGATCTTTAAATACATTATTTTCTATCTCACCAAATAAGTAATCTGGTACATTAAATGGTTGATCTGTCTTTTGAATACAACTATCAGCAGCACATGTAAATACAGAGATGTCTTCCTCAAAAATACCTTCTATACGTACCGCATCCCATTCAATATTAGGAAAGTATAAGTAGTCGTTTAAATACCAATAGTATTTAGACTTATTGTACTTAAAATTTTTAGATTTAGATAGAGATAAGAATGTACTAGGATTAGTAGACTGAAGTTCTTCAGAGCCATCAATAGATGTAGTAGAACGAATAAGTGGACCATTATATCCTTGCATAAAGATTGGCATCTTTTCTTTTGTACGTTTAATAGTACAGTCAGAAGATAATCCTGTGCAACATGCCTCCACCTTATCTACTTCTATTAGTTCTACAAAATCCATGGTTTGAACTACACCGGAATAAGCAAGAAGTTTGTTCTTACCATCTTCACGTTTCATCAACCACTTAGCATGCTTTAGAATAAATGCATAGATAGCTCTATCAGTCAAGAAAGCATCTTGTCTAACAGCTTTTATCTGTGTACGCATTCTAGAGATTACATCTCCTATAGTAGTTTTAGCCATAGCCTTAATCTAAATTAAACTCATCATATTCATTATTTTTAATGATATACTGAGTTTCTTGTTTCTTAAAATCTTTATACTTTTCCTTTCTAAAAAGTCTGCTTACCCTTACAAGATTATCCACCATCACATACTTCTTCCACTCTTGAGGATATGTTTGACCAACAGTCCTTTTAAAGTCTCTGATACCAGTAAAGCTCCACATCTCGTTATGCTTGAATCTATACTTAGTCTCAAAGTTTGTGTAGAATATCTTAGCAGCATATTGGTCAGATTCCCAGTTTTGATGCTGAATAACTGTACCATACTTTTTACTCTTGCTAAAGTCTACGTTACTCTTTTTACGTGGACATGTCCCAATAAAGATATAACCTAGTTGCTCTGGTAATTCTACACCATCTCGCTCATCTATAACCTTCTGCCAAATCTCCCCATTAAAAGTATTGATGATACTTTTAAATGTAGCTATATCCATAGAAGCATACTTTGGATTACTAGCAATAAACTTTTTGTAAAAGTCTATATTAGTAAGGTTTAGTTTCTTTGGTCTATATCTTGGAGCATTAAGATCCGGTTTTTTACATGCTTTTGCCACAATGATCTACATTAATAATTTACGAAAAATCCATGAAGTTTCCTATTTAAACTTTTATAGTTTAAACATTATGGGTAAATTCAGATACTTTACCTTTAGTTAAGTCATGTATTTCCATAACTGCTTGACGCTTAGAGCCTGTAAACTTGTTATGGTAATGCCAATAATCTGATTTAGATAGAGAAGGAAGATGTTTAATTGTAAAACCATGTACCTCATTATCCGTCACAAACTCAGTTATCTTCTTTGTATGGAAGTGTCCTGTATAACATGTACGATATACAGTCTGACCCCACTGATGTGGAAACTCTGTAGCATACACTAAAGCTGTCATCTTCTTAGTTACATCACCATGCTCAAACGCAAAGAAATTATTACCCCAAGTAACAACCTTTCTTTCCGCATAAGTAGCATCAAACGTAATAGATATCTCTTGAGTAAAGCACTTAGATAAAGCATGTACCAAATGATAAGAAGATAATCGGTCATGGTTACCAGGTAGGTAAACCACTTCTAATTCTTTACAGAACTGCTTGATAAAATTAACTGACCAGAACATGGCATCAAAAGCCTCATCATAAGCATCCTGAGCTCTAAGGTCAGAGTCTACTGGTGTCCCCTTAGTAGTTAATCCACCAAAGGTATCCATGTTAAGAAGGTCTCCTCCTATCACATATATGATCTTTTCTACTTTATGAGAGTAATAAGATCTTAGTACAAGACTCTTAATGCTCTCTTTAAAGTCATCTACTACTGATAGATTACCTTCTTTACCAAAGTGGAGATCTTGAATAGACAAGATCCCCACAGTTGGGTTATCAAATTTGTCATTAACAAATACCTCTGCAACGGGTTTATATGACGGATTAAAATTCTGTAAAGTTTCTTGTAATAAGTCTTTGGGTTCTAAGACTTTCTGAGTAACCATGGCTGAGATTAGCCAATAGTCTTTGTGTTGTTTGTTCCAGTAGGAACTAAGCTTCCACTTATCTGTATCTATTTTTAATATCCTAATTATCTCTTCTGGACTCTTAGGTTCAGTAAAGGCTATACCTTTTACTTCTGCTACACCTTCTTCAAGGTTTTCCTTCCATTCTACGACCTTTTCTTTAGTTTGGTTGATGGTATCTACCAAATGGTTTTCAAGGTCTGAAATGTACTGATTCTTGATGGTTTCATCATCTATCAGTTCTAGCATTCTTTTACCAACTAAATCTACAAGACTAATATCTAGTTCATTTTGTAGTAGATCTTTTGTTTGTAAAATTTGTTTCTTGATCTCTTGGTATTTTTGTAGTGAAATACCTAACTTTAAAGCACAGAACTCATCAGTTTTTTTCCATCTGAGAGAGCCATACACCTGATTGATTAACGTCATAGTTGTTTGGATTGGGTATATGGTGTATAAAGTTAGCTTACTTTATTTATAAATAATACTTTTTATACACAAAATATCAACATTTTAAAAATTAGCCCCCACTATAGAAATAGCAGGGGCTTTGTTTGTCAGGTGGAAACCAACAAAACCACTGACTTTTTTATATCTTAATCACCTACATATGATGCTCCTGGACATGATCCTCCAGTACTAGAATTTCCTGCACATACACCACTAATTGTAGTTGTACCTGTTGAAGTATTACCACCTCCATTAACTGTCATAATAGTTAATGATGCTGAAATCATACTAGATGTTGAATTATTTGTAAAGATTGACGTATTAATGTTTACTACACCACCAACCGGAATAGTAATATTTTTATAAAGATCTAATGTTACACCTGCACTAGAACCCGGTTGAAAACATCCACTTGTTCCACTTACTAAAAAGTCAGGACTTGTTGATCCCATAGAAGCACTTAACCATGCTGTATTAGTAGGTGTAAGTAAGCCAGAAATTGCAAGTTTTACTCTAACTACATCACCAACTGTACCAGTAAGATTATAATTACCATAACCACTACTACATGGAATACCAACTGCTAAAGTAGCAGCACCACTTGATCCGGCCACTGCTGTAAAACTAGTAGGTGTTGAATAAACTCCACCACCACAAGATGCTTCTACAGTACCACTATATGAAGTACCATTAAGACCTGTAATCACTACAGGAGAACTATACGGATTAGGTGTGATTACAATAGCACTAGCTGGACTACTTGTAGGCCAGTAAGTAACTCTATAACCTCCTTGAGGATCAGGAGATGTTTCCGCAAACGTTATGGTTAATGTATTAGACATGGCTATTTATCCAGTTTGTTACGTCATCATTAGATATCAATACTTCACTTAATTCACTATTGTCCTTCATTACAATAAAAAAGTCTTCTTCAAACTTTTTGTATATAATAAAGTCATGACCATTTTGAACTATAGAATTTTGTTTAGTAAAGTCCGCACCTAAATTACTGACAATTATATTAATTAAATGTTTCATTATATAGCTGGAGTGGTTGTATCATTAATATCTATAGTTCCAATATTGGTACTTCTGTTATAAGTAATAACAGCAATTCTCTGTCCTCTAGAAAGATTAGCAGATACGTTTGGTACTTCTACATCTGAAGATCCTGTAGCTAAACCACCATCGTCTTTATAAGCTGTAATTACTTTGCTTGAAGAAGTTCCAGCAAATGTACCAACAGCTGTAGGATTAGTAAAATTATAAGCAGGCGTACCAGATGACCCTTGCTTAACCATACAACCGCCTTTATAAAGTGTAAAGCCAATATTAACAGCTTGTGTTCCTATTTCTCCCCACCATAAAGCTCTACAATCAATTACTATTTCATTCTGACCTGCAGGAATTAGTGTAAAATCAATCATAGTAGCTTCAAAACCTTGTTGAAGATTATCAGACCCCCAAATAGCTAATGGCTTAATAGCTACATTACAAACGTTACCACTTTCTATATAACTTGCTGTTTGAGGAGTTCTAGTATATTGACCAAAACCAATGTATGTACCAGCAGGAACTTGTCCTGAAACAACAGGTAATTGATCAGCATAAGTAGTTCCTTCTATGGATACAATCCTTGTTCTTGTATCTAAATCTCTACCATCTGTAAACTGATAAGTAACAACCATATAGTCAGCATCAAATGTAAATGATGTTTGACCCACTTCAATACTTTCAGTTTTTGTACAAGTAGTTACAGTATCGGTAACTGTTACAGTATATGTAACTCCCGCACTTAATCCTGTAGCAGTTTGTGTTGTCTGTATAGGGTTAGTGTTCCAACTATATGTATATGTTCCAGATCCGCCAGTTACTGATGTAACTGTAGCTGTACCATCTGTTCCAGCTTGGTTAGTAGGATTAGTTGTATTTAATACTAACGCTAACTCACAAACTTGATCCTCAAAAGAAACTCTTGTAGAGTTTCCAAAGCTACATACAGATTCAATAGTACCCGTATAAGATGTAGCTGTTAGACCGGTTATTACAGCAGGACTACCTGTAACAGTAGTTGTCAAAATAGTACCCGGAGTACTAGTTGCCCAATATCTAACTAGATATCCTCCAGATGGAGCTGGAGAAGCTTCAGTAAATTCTATAGTTAGTTGGTTAGCCATTAATTATATTATTCTATACAAGCACTTAAGTAAGTAAACTGTCCACCCGTTACGCTTCCTTCTACAGCACATACTGTTTGAGGAGCACCTGAATTATTATAGATACTTATTGGTTGTAGATCAGTACAAGATGTATAACTATAATCCGCAGTATCTAATAATCTATAACTTGCACAACTAGTATTAAGACCAGTTACTCCAAATGTTTCTAATTCAGTTAGTTCACCTGTTCCACAATCTGCTAAAATTCTTCCTTCAATACTATAACAAGTTGGTACGTTAGGGATTGAAATTGGATTAGTAGTTTTATTAGGAACAGTTTTCCAAGTTAAACTACCTACAACTCTCCATTGAACAGTATATCCACTTGCTGGTAAAATATTACTAGCTGATGTATAATTAACAACTAAAGTTTTAAAAGATGAGCAGGGGAAATCCGCTCTATTACTTTCTGGCATAATTTAATTAGTTTATACAATAGTTCCAGTTCCAGATACTTTAACAGGAGATCCTACAAAAGCTTTAAAACTTTGTGGAGTTCCTTGTGTAACAGAAATATTAAATATTTGATGATTAGAACCTGTAGCTTTAACTACTGTAGCACCACCTGATAATGCTGTAGTTGGTACTGCTGATGCAACAAACGTTGTTGTTGTAGGTACAGAAAGAACAGTAGATCCTGCTGCAAACGCTCCAACACCTGCTGTTACTTCTAATGTCATACCTACAGCTAAACCAGTTGTTGAACCAACTGTAATTGTAGCACTATCACTTGTAGCTCCTGCTGTAGAAGTATATACAGGACCAAGTCCTAAATAACTTACAACCATAGGAGTAGTTGTAGTAGATGTAGCTGTATAAGTAGTTAACGGAATAGCTGTATCAATTACACTGTTAACTACTTTATGTAATTTAGTTAATACTGTAAGTAAACGATCACCATTAACAATACCTAAAGCTGGAAGATTTGGTCCAGTAAACTTTACACAATCTGTAAACAATATCTCATCACAAGGCTCTCCTCCTACACAAGGTGGAAGATTGATAGCATTTGATGGTGGGCAATCTGCACAACCATCGTTACAGTTTGCTAAAGGTAAAGCCGTATCGTTACAACCGCATGACATATCTATAAATATTTAAATGTTTTAATTAAGTTTCAGGTTCTAGTGTTGCTACAACATTTGTAGGAATACTACATACTGGAGGAGCAGCTGTTGTAACATCTTCAAACAAACAATCAGTTTTTGTTAAATCACCAGCTGATGGAACAACTCTAATTTTATATGTAGTAGATGCAGTTAATCCTGTAAATGTTCCTGTACGTGTTGTTGTTCCTGTAGGAGTAGAAGATGCAACTTCTGTTGTTCCAGCTGAGTCAAACAACTTAACCACATAAGTATCTACATCACCACCAACTTCATCAAAGGTATATGCAATAGTACTATCAGTAGAAGTAGCTGTAACAGTTGGACAAACAATATATATCTTGTTAAGAGTTACACTAGGGGCAGGAGTTCCACCTGAACAATAAGTAACTATTCTAAAGTTATATATTAAATTACTATTAAGCCCTGTTACAGTTGATGTAGTAGCACTACCACCAACTGTTTCAAATGTTATCCATGTACTAGAACTATTCAGCTTGTACTGAACATTCTGTGAGGTAGCACCAGCTCCTATTGACCAAGATAACGTTGCGTTCATGTTATTCTAATGTTGCACTTACAGATGTAATGATAGGGCATGGAAGAGGTACATCAAACGTAGCCACTTTAGAACATGTGTTACCATTTTTAGTTACACAACCTTCTACAGTAACTGTATAGTTTTGACTAGGACTTAAGGAAGCTCCAGTTACATCAAAGGTAATACCATCAGTATCACTTTGAGCTGCTACTAAATCAACATAACCAGTATAAATATGACCAGATGTATCTTTAATTGTTACTTTAGATCCTTGAGCATTGCAGTTTGTAAAGCCTGCAGGAACTACAGTACTACCAGAGAAGAATAATGTAACTTGTGTACGAGCTTCATTAGCTGCTGCACTAAATCCAAGAAGGAATGCAGAACAATCAGTAGTACCAGCTGTATTTTTAAGATCGTAAATAGCTGATCTCATATCACATAACACTACCCATAAGTTTTTAATAGCTCCTGCTACTGTACCGGATAAAGCATCTCCTGTTGAAGGAACCCATCCAGTTAAACCACTTACGTAGCCAGGTTGACTAAGTGCATTTTGTGTAGCTAAGCCTTGACACTGCTGTCCAACAGCTGCAGTTAAACCTGCATTAGTTCCAAGTACACTTCTTAAATTACAATATTGTGCCTCTAATTCATCTACTACTAAATTCATAGCGGTAGGTGTTGAAGGAAGAATACAATTAGGAGTTACAGTAGGAAGAGTTACACTAGGTGCATTCTCTAATGCAGTAATTCTTGTATTATAAGTAGCTAAAGTAGTTGTATGACCATCTACTGTAGCTTTTAGAGTACAAAATTGATTACCTAATCTTAAAGTAAATTGATTATGAACAAGTTGTGTAATAGTCTGACCTGTTGCCGGATCAGTATATTGTAAACAAGTAGGTAGTAAAAGATTAGGTTCTTCATAACCACCATCAGCACCTGGTAAATTTTCAATAGTTGTACTTAAACAACACACTTTATCTATAATAAAATCCAACACTGCTGACAGGGTTTTATTAGTAGGTGCAGGATTTGTAGATGCACAAAAAGAAACTAGACAAGATAAGTCTAAAGTAGATAAGTCTAAAGCTGATTGTATTGTACACAGCTGTGTTGCAAGCTTATATACTACATCAGATACAGCATCACCGTTGCAGAGGTTAATGCATGATAGATCCGGCCCTTGCCAAATTACACAATTTGAGGAAACCGGAGAACAACCCTTATCAGCAGTATTGGATTTTACAGGTAGCATATATTATTGTATATCAATGAGTTATTAACAATCAACCACATTGTCTGCACCAAACAGACCTTCTAGTTTTGTTCTTAAATGACTGTAACCAAACGCAAATACATCTACACCTTCTGCAGATGATAAATCAGGAACAGTCTTAGTGATTGTTTCTTGTACATCTTGCTCTTGCATCTCAATACGAGTTCTAGTAACAGTAGTAGTCTCAGAATTACCATCTGCATCTGGAGAACCAGTTACTTCTTCAGTAAATTCTACTTCTACAGGTACAGTACGTCTTACAGTTATCGTTTCTTCAACTTGCTGAGTTAAAGCAACATATAGACTCTCACCAATTTGTTGGTTACGAGCTACACCACCATTCATTCCTGGATAAGATGATACAGAAGTAGCATCATCCTGACTTTGAAAAAGTTCAATTCTGAAGTTAGCAGATCCATATTTAGAGATCTGATAATCAGCTATACGTACATATGCTTCAGAAGTAATACCTTTATCGGTTCCAATCTGAGCTGTGATTTTAAGTGCCATACTATTTATGTTTAGATTTTAAGTAGTCTACAATATAATATACATTATTTTTGTTGAAATAACAAAAAAACCACCCCAGGTGGGATGGTCTTTTCTATAAATAAAGAGAGGGCAGGACTAATTTAAAGGAACCACTTTAGTTTCTTCAATCTTAATAAGCTTAAAGAATGTACCATAGTTCTCAGATGTTTCTACCTTTTCAAAGTCATCTAATGTAAATGCCTTATACTCAAGCTCTTTCTCTGTTTGAAGAAGTTCATTAAACTCTCTTTCAAAATCTTGATAAGCTGGATTGATTACCTTTTTGGTAAACCAGTTACCATCTTTGTCAATATCCTTAACTGGTTGTCCTTCAGAGTCTAACTCTTCAATAACCATAGGAATAGAGATGCCGCCCTTTTCATCTTCCTTACCATACTTCTTGATAAGGTCGTTCTTTAATTCTTCTACAGAAGCTTTTTCTGCAGCTACTTTCTTACCTAGTTCTGTTAACCAGTACTTAGTAACTAAAGATAATTTCTCCTGAATAAGTCCAGAAGCAACTTTCTCACCAGTTTGTTGGTTTGTTAAACCGTTGAGTTCAGCATCTAGATTGTAGAACTCAAACAATTTTAAAGAAATTTTTTCCATTGTTTTTTAAATTTTTAGATTAATCTGTTACAAATATAACAAATATATACAAATCTAGTACCAAACAAGTTATCCACAAATGTTAATGACTAATTGACAGATAAGTTCATACAATTTAGTTATTTACTTATTTTATTAAATACTGGGGTATTTGCATGAGATATAAAATATCTATTACCAGTAACACAAGTAAAAGAATAACTACTATTACTTGATACTGCTGACCAATATGTACCATCTGAAGATACATTAACGCCTGATATTAAAGGAGGACCTAGTGGCCCAGGATATGTCCCAGTTGTGCTATAAGTATCATAACTATCCCATCTATCTGTTGTAAAATAAATTAAACTACTGTTTCCATCATTAGCCACAACTGATACTAAACCAACTCTTCCAGAATCATCTAAAGCACAAGAAGTGGCATAACATCCAGATATTCCCCATGGAGTAACCCATGTATTTCCATAATCAGAAGATATGTAAATTCTTGCATTGGTGGGATCTGTAGAGGCAAAAGTTCTAAATTTACCATTAGTAGACATTGCAATAGAAACATACCCTTGACCAAAATATGAACCAACTCCAGTCCAACTTGAACCATAATTAGAAGAATTATACACAGTAACACTGGTACTATCGCCACCAGGTTCTGTTGCTATCACAGTCATATATTTTCCATCATGTGATATAGCACAATCTTGAGCCTGAAAACTAACAGTAGTCATATATTGCCAACTTACACCTGAATCAGCAGATCTATATATATAAGATTCATTTGATGGACCATTATATGATGAAGCTAATAAATAGTATCCATCATCAGATACTGCACAACACATCATAACTTGACCAGAAGATGATAAGTTTGTAGACCATGATGCCCCATAATTACTAGAATGATAAACACTATAGTTAGGAAATCCACCAGGATTATTATCAAGAAGTGCTACTATATATTTACCATTATTTGAACCGCCAGATGTTGCTACTTTAGTAAAATATCCAGATAAAGGTAACATACTAAAACTAGTTCCTTGATCAATAGACTTAAATACATTACCACCAGTAGATATTCCATATATATGTGGAGTTGTATATGTTGTAGTATTTACAGAAATAGATTTAGCACCAGCTATAACACTATCTGCAAACCAAGTATTACCATAATCAATAGATCGTCTTCCTTGCTGATATTGAAATTGACCAGAAGCATCTACAGCTTGACCAATAGCTGTACCAATGCTAACTGTCCAACTAATTCCAAAATCACTTGATGCATAAGTTCTAAGTTGACCTAGTGTAAGTGAATAAGCTGCTACAGTCATATAATCACCACTTGCTGAAACTGAGCAACCTTTAAAAACATCATTTGGAGATAACGGTGCCGTTACTACTGTGACAGCTGTCCAACTACTACCATAATTATTTGAAACATAAAAATAACCTAAAGAAGAACCAGTTGGTTCTGGAGGTGTTAATAATTGATATTGTCCTGATTTAGACATACCAACACATCCTGTTATTAAAGTTTTTATTCCTTGACACAAATATGTTTTAGTATAGCTTGCACCAAAAGTATTAGAAGTAAACACATAATAATTAGTCCCATCAGATCCTAATACTGTTGCATAATTTCCCGCTCCAGACATTGCGGCTCCATTAAAATTATATCTTATCCCATCTTGATATCCTACTACCCAGTTTACTCCTGCATCATAAGACCTATATATTTTAGCTCTATCAGCATCAAAAGAACCAACTTGTCTAGTTAAAATCATTAATTCACCATTACTACTCATAGCAGTACTTGTTGCTGAATCATTGGTTGTCATTACACTATCTAATCTTGTAAATGTCTCACCATAATCATTAGAGAACCAAGCTCCCCCTCCATCACCACCAGATGTATAAGATCTACCAGCTAATATGCATCTATTATCTATAGAGGAAGAAATAGATGCCCATACATCTCCTGCATTATAAAATATTAAAAATATCCAATCTCTGTTAGTATTTCCTAAATAAATAGCGTTGCTGTTAACTGCATATACTTGATTGGATTGTACAGCCATATTACTCTTAACAGGTAATTGATTAGCTGACTTAGATCTAAAAGCAGGATAAAGATCCCAAGTATAAATATAGTTTTGTATCTCTGACTTAGTTACACTTTTATTTGAACTTGTACTAGGGACAGATTCTTTCTGTACAAAAACGCCAGTATTAATAGCATCCTGTAAGTTAGCTCTAGATATTGTTTGATTACCAGATATAGACTTCCAACTCATTATTTTAATTTAGCTTCTAGTTCTGCAATACGTTTTTCTAATGCTGCAATCTTAAGAGTATGCACATCTGAATAGTTAACAGTAAGATCATCTTTAGTACCACCTACTAAGTCTTCTGATAAAGATCTAACTTGTTGAGCTGAATAACCATATCTAACAATTTTATTTCCTTTTCTTGTAAACTTAATAACATCAAGCCCATCAAGAGTTATGTTTGGATTAGTCTCAATTACATCTTTATATCTAATATCTGAAGATTCAAAGAATGCATTAGCTGTAAGATTACCATTATAATCAAGAGTCATGTAAAGAACATTAGCAAGATTATTGTACCATCTATAGTTTAATGATTGCATAGACATACCAACATTAGCCATGTCTATAATTTCAACAGTTCCATTACCTGATAAAGTAGTATTACCATTAAATCTATATTTAGCTACTCGTAAACTATTACTATTAATATAAACAGATTCTGTATTTCCAGCTACAAGAACCAATTCACCAGAAGAAAAGTTACCAACTAACGCATTAAATCCACCTGTTGGATACATTCTAAAACTTGTAGAATTACTCCCTCCTGTTGCTTCTAATTGTATATATGGCTCTACTGCAAGAACATGTAATGGTAAGTTATTATTAATATTTCTTGTGTCAATAGTAAGTCTACCGCTCATAGAATCACCAGTTCTTACAACCCAACCACCATAATTACCTAAGTTATTTGTAAATTCAGATAAAGCTGTTGGTCTTCCTGATATATTAGTCCAATAAGATGTACCACTAAAACTAGATGCAGTTACTGAACCAGGAAATGTAGTATTTCCAGAGCCATCTAAAAGTGTAGCTGTTCTTGTGACTGAACTAAATACACCTGTATATTGTCTTACATATATAGGTTCACTACCATCATCTGCTGTAGCTATTTCAGCCCATCCTCCATTAGATGCCCCACCAACTCTTATTCTAAAGAAGTCATTATCAGCCATTTGAGCATAGACTAAATTACCTTCTGAATCAGCAGCTATAGTTTGACTTACAGCTGCAGCTGTTCCAGAAGATGTAATCCATCCTCCGTAGTTGCCTAGGTCATTTGTAAACTGTGATAATGCAGTTGGTCTACCTGTTATGCTAGTCCATGCTAATGACGTAGTAATAGTATCTGCATCATCTCTCCATGCAGGATTACCTGATCCGTCTGTCTTCCATACTTTATTAGCTACAGCTCCAGGAGCAGCTACATAACCAGCAACGTTTAGTGAGTTAGCAACCCATGTATTTGTATCTGTAGATGATAAAACACCATTAACATCTATACTAAGATTAGTTCCTACTTTAATTCCTCCTAATACTGTAGCTGAAGCTATTGGTAGTACATAACTATTACCAGCAGAAAGAACCCCATTAGCATCTATAGATAAGTTTGATCCCACTTTAATACCACCAAGAACTGTTGGACTAGCAATAGGTAAACTATAGGTAGGTAATGTCTGCCAAGTTTTATCACCACGCCAGTATTGAGATGTACTACCTGATGCAATAGTTGGTTCTTTACCATCTAATGCTGTTTGTAAACCAGTAACATTAGCTATAGTATGGGTATGATTAACCAATGCAAAAGTAGCATCAGATTCCACTTTAGTATAATACAATACTTTCTGTGCTCCCCATACCGGATCTGTCTCTATATCTACTGGTGTGTAAGTAAGAGCTGTAGTTACATCAAGTGCTGTAAGTGTTACAGCTCCTGTGCGTGTATTAAAACTACTTACACCATTAAACTCATTCTGATACTGTGGAATATTTATTACACCAGTAAGTGCATTATAAGTTGCTGGTCCAGTACTACCTGTAGTAGTAACAGATAAAGCAGCTCTAGCTCTAGCATTACTAAAGTAAAGGTTTGTCTTTTCCTTTACCATGTCAGTATCATAATCTCCAGGTAAAGCTGTAATAGCACCTTGTCTACCAAATACAGAAGTAACATCTGTATTGCTAATAAGTTGACTAGTAGCTACTCTAGATATAATGCCTCCTAACCCTGCTACTAATACATGTGTAGGTGTATTAAGAGTAATAGGATAATTACCTGCAGATATACCTGCAGGAAAATATGTATTGCCGTATGAGTCAGTACTAAACAAAGCTTATATTATTTATTCTGTATTAATAAGTCTAATTTATTCTTAAGATCTTCTATCTGAGCTTGTTGTTCCTTTATGGCTTCTACTAATACTGCTGATACACCATTGTAGTTCATTGCATATCCTTTTTCTTCATCATATCTAATGAGTTCTGGAATTACAGGTAGCACTTCTTGAGCAATAAATCCTAATTCAAGTCCTTTGTTTTTAGTTCCATCCTCTCCTTTATCTATATATTCATATGAAACACCTCTTAACGCTTTTACTTTGTCTAATGAACTTGTTAATGGTTTAATGTCTTTTTTCATACGAGCATCAGAAGCATTATATAATCCAACAGTATATAAACCATAAATAAGATATAAGGTATATCCGGCTACAGGAGAGTCACTTCCAATTGCATAAGACGCTGTACTGTTACCGTAATAGAATGCCCATTTACCAATACTTTGTCCATAAAGACCAAAATTTCCACTTTGTGACATAAAAAAAGTACGATAACCAGAGTTATCATGTATTCCATATCCGCTCCAATTGTTTTGCCCAGTTCCATAAGTATGCACATTACCATATGAACCATATGTATCAGCAGATGTTAAACCCCTTCCACCACTACCAAAATAAGCATGATTTGTATTTAACGTACCTATTGAAATATCTCCATTACCATCTCTTAGCACAATTTGATTTCCTGCATTACCTGATGTAGCATTTATAGTTGCAGAGTTTGCTTGTCCTGATATAGAAGCCGCTTGTCCTGATATATTAAAATGACCAGTACCGCTTGTAAATCTAGCTGACCATCCAATACCTTCTCTATGAAATCCAAACTCTGTTTCATTCATCATTAGAGTCATGCCATTACCACCTCCAAAATGAATACCAGTCCATCCATTTTTTGAGCCTTCTACTCTCCAAACTCCATAAGATAAGTTCTGAGGATAAAAATGAGCATTATTTACAGAAGGACAGTATAGTCCATGTGTACCTGTTAACTGCAACCATGTAGCTACTTGATAATAAGAATTACCATTTTTACCAGGAAAATTATCATAGTGATAACCATCTACAGTATCTGCGTTACTTGCTGAAGAAGCAGAACCTGCAGAGTTTGCGTAAGCTACTTGTACACCAGATCCATGATTTGTTGTTAACTGCCAGTAAGACCCTGTCCAGTTATTCACAATATAATAATCATTAGGGTGTGAGGTAGCCCACAGTTTAAAAGCTCCATCAGCTTTACCACTAATATTAGTCTGGTCTCCCGTATTTGTACCAGAAGATGATCCACTAAAGTTTGCAGCATTCCAATTACCACTATCATCACACCAAGCTCCCCATGAGCCTGCTTGTGTTAAGAAACCAATACGGTTAGAGTTACAATGAATTTCACGCTGTCCTTCATCACTATCAGACATATAAATGGAACTAGATGAACCAGCTCCAGTTACTGTAAGGTATCCGCCAACATTTAAACTACCTGGTGTACTTGTGTTACCAGATCCATCTAATAATGTAAGAGTTCTTGTAAGAGAACTAAATACACCCGTATACTGTCTAACATATATAGGTTCTGTTCCGTCATCAGCTGTTGCAATTTCAGCAAAACCAGCATTAGATGCTCCTCCTACTCTAATTCTAAAAAAATCATTATCTCCTATAGTTGCATATACGAGATTTGCCTCTGAACCACCGGCAACTGTTTGACTAATTGCTGCAGCTGTACCAGATGATGTTATATATCCACTAGGGTTAGTTGAATTATATGGTGTATATCCAAGAGCCGTTGTTACATTAGCTGATGTAATACCGGTAATATACCCAGATGGGTTAGTAGAGTTGTACGGAGTATAACCAAGTGCAGTAGTAACCATATTACTTGTAATACCAGTAATGTATCCACTAGGATTAGTAGCATTGTAAGGTGTAAACCCTAAAGCTGTTGTTACTTGGCTAGATGTAATACCTGTTAGGTAAGTATTACCATCAACAGATCCGTCTGCTTTAAGGAACTGAGCTGCTGTACCGCCACTCTTTATAAAAGAAGCTGCGGTTAGGTTATTAGTAAACTCAGCATTACCAGTAGTATAAATCTTAAATCTTCCTGCTGAGTTAGTAACGTCATATACTGTAAAGGTACCGTCCGTGTTACTGATAAAGTAATCAGGGTTGTTGTCTGTATCTGTAAAGTAAAGACGCGGATTAACACCAGATAAAGTCAGATCTCCTGTTAGGGTACCTCCTGTTAAAGCAAGCTTTCCTCCTATAGAAGTAGCAACTGTTGTAGCAAAGTTAGGATCATCTCCCAGGGCTGCTGCCAGTTCATTAAGGGTATCTAACGTACTCGGAGCTGCATCTACCAGAGCTGCTATAGCTGACGTTACAGAAGCAGAAGTAGCATAAGACAGGCCAGATACATATGTACGCACCCATGCTGTAGTAGGTACTTTAGAATTATTATCTCCTGTTCCCGGAGCTATACTCAAAGTAAGACTTGCTGGTAGAACAACGTGTCCATCAGCATCATACTGAAATACATTAAGTATATGGGAGGTCTTCCTTTGTTTGTTCATTATCTTTAATTATTATTATTCTATTTTTTTAATATGTAGCATATGTTGAATTTATAGATACACTACTATCAGGAACAACAATTGCACTACCATCAGCATTTAACATATGATTTACTCTATAACCAATCCACATTCCGTTTACTTCTGGATTACTTGTATAACCTATTGCAATATATCTTCCACCAGCATAGTTTAAATCTACAATATTCATATCACAACCTCCACCTTTATACATACCTGTGATACCAGCAGATCCATTTGTTGATGAGTAATTTTTCATAATCCAAAAAGAAGACATGTTCCAACATGTATAAGAAGCTGCATTCATATGACCGCTAAGAGAAAATCCAGCTGCATCATTTAGATTACAAACAAGCAAATAGTTTCTACTATAAGCAGTATTAAGGTTAGGAGAAAGATTACCTATATATGAGTTACCACTAAATACCCTTGTATTGTGTTTTATATATCCGTAGAATACAGATGACTGATCTCCTCTAAAATCAACAACATTTACAGGAGCTGCGTTTCCACTTCCACCACCATAAGCTCTAATTCTTAATGTATTAGTAACTGCGGCTCCAGCTGTTACAGTTGCATCTATACCAATCCATCTATTTATTGAACTAGTTCCACTCTGTAAATCTCCAAAATATCCATACTTTATTAAGTTTTCAAAATTTCCATCAACACCAGATGTTGTACAGTATTTAGCTATTTCTCCTTGTACAGATAGCGTAGATGCTGGATTTGTAGTACCAACACCAGCATTGCCATAATAAGCATTTAAGTAAGAGTTGCCATTACCAGCTAAGTGTACGTTTGTAGTTCCAGTTGCATATCTTAGTTGAATAAATGCTCCTACCCCAGAACCACCACCTATTAATACTATATCACCTCCACCTTGAGCACCAACACCTAAATAACTAGCTACCGATAAATTATAAGTAGGACTTGTAGTACCAATACCTACATTTCCCCCGCTAGCATTAATTATTAAATTGCCATTATTAGGAACTCTTATCATTCCAGCCGTAGCAGAACTTCCGTTTGCATAATATCCTAAAATAACCCCTCTTTTAGCTGAAGTACCTATTTGGTCTACGTGTTCAGAAACGGTAATTTCTCCACTTGTATAAGTTCCATCTCCAAGAACTGAAAGCCTAGCTCCCGGAGTAGTAGTTCCGATTCCAACGTTACCAGCATTAGTAATTACTAACCTGTCGGCAGTCCCTAAAAGTTCTGGTCCAATTTTAAATGTATCTGAATCACTATTATCAATTCCTACATACCAGCTAGCACCAGGTACTCTATATTCAGTAACTGAATCCCCAGTTCCAACGTTTTCAAATTTTATAATAGGAGTTGTAGTAGAAGTATTTGCGTAAACTTGAAATAGTCTATTTGTAGGAGTAGTTCCGATTGCTACTGCAGCGTTAAAAGTAGTATCTCCCGAAAATATAGTAGCACCAGTAGAAGCTATTGTAAGTCTTGTACTTGTAATACCATTATCTCCATATTGTATTGTTAAATCTCCACCACTGTTTCTAAATCTATAATCACCATATCCATCTGCACCCCAAGTTGTATTAGTACCACGCATTAATTCAATATCAGCTATTGGAGTGGTATTTGTAGATGCTTGTACTCTTAATAAAGCATTACCACTTTCTACAATAAATAAATCACCACTAAACGTAGCACTTGTACCACTTAAAGACCCAGTTAACGTACCTCCACTAAGAGCTAGTTTAGTTGCAATACTATTAGTTACAGTGGTTGAGAAGTTAGCATCATTACCTAATGCAGCAGCAAGCTCATTTAGAGTATCTAATGCCCCAGGAGCTGCGTTAACCAAGTTACTTATCTGTGTAGTAACATAGGACTGTGTAGCATAGGTTGCTCCACCACTAGTTAATAAACTACCAGTCACAGTAAGATTAGCTGGTAATACAATATTACCACTAGCATCATAACTGATGAGATTTCTTAAAAAGCCTGTATCTTTCGTATTACCCATAATTAGTTATTTTCTACTATCCAAGTTCCGTTTATTTATTTATTACTATTAGGTTTTGGATATTTAGCTTTTATTTCTTGACACTTACTAATATAAGCATCTATTTGAGCTTGATTCCCTTTTACAACACCATCAATGTATTCTGTAATAGGAGGATACTCAAATTTACGTCTTCTCTGATAATTAGTAGCGTTATACTCTGAAATCAACTCACTTCTTTTTTCTTCAATATCAGCTGGTAAATCTCCAAAAGGAGTACCATCTAAATTTAAAAGAACATTGTTAACTAAAGCTGCTTTAATTCCGTACTTCTCATTTAGTACAGTTAAGTCATCAATATAATCTACATCTAATATTTGATTTTTCTCTATCATGTTGTATATTTTTAAATCCAATACCCTTGAATATATAATGCAAAATAGTGTGTGCCTCCTGAATAACCAGATCCTAAATTACAATAAATAGTACCGTTAGCATTTACGTTTATAATACCATTGTGCCAACTACCATAATAATGTGGTCCACCTGATGAACCTGTTTCAATAGAAGCATCTCCATCATGTTCCATTACAAATGATCCATAGTCAGCTCTGGTAAACGTGTTACTATCATATGGATAGCCACCATTTGTACCTGCCCAAGGATAAGGAGTTTGATCATTACTAATACCAAACCAAGCCGTAGCATGATCACCTTGACCTTGAGCAGCACCATAGTTTCTAACATGATACCATCCTACTACTGAAATGGCTTTTACTCCAGAAGGTAATCCAAGACCAGTTGTTGATATAGTAGTTTGAGTGTTACCGGTGATAGATGTATTCCATCCTATACAAGATGTTAATTGAACAAAGGTTAATCCTTTATAGTTTTGACCATGTCTTACATCAAAACCAAAATACACAGTACCATCTTGCTTTATATTCATGGCGTTACCTCCCCATCCTGGTATTCCTCCACCTGTTAAACCTTTTCTAGCAAAGCCAAAGCCATTTGGGAAGTTACCATCTGTAGAAGTGATTCTACCAGTAAACCACATACCATCAGCTTGACTATCTGCTGCAATTGGATAATATATACCAGCATAACCATTGGCAGTTGAAGGATTTATATAAATACCTTCACTCCAAGAATTACCTCCTGATGTAAAAGATGCTACTGGAGTTGTACCACTACCTCCAACTACATCTAAACGGTGTGTAGGATCATTTGTACCAAATCCTACATTAGAAAGAAAATAAGAAGATGTTCCAGCATAACCTGATAGTCTTGTAACAATATTATCAGCTCCAGTTCTTAATTCTAAATATCCATCTGCTCCAGATTGATACACTCTAAATAATTTTGCAGAGCCTCCACTATATCTACCTACAAATAAATCATTACCATCAGCAGCTGCTTTAACTTCAGAATATGAGCTAAAAATACTACCATAAGTTGTCGCACTACCATTTTTAGTCATAGCAAATGAACTAGATGGTGATGATAGTCCTGATGAAATATAACCACTTAAAGGTGACCATTGTAATCCATTATGACCATATGACTCACAATATACTGCTATAGATTGTTCACCGCCTACCCAAAACCCACTCACATAACCTTCAAGATAAGTATAATCACTATCTGTTGTAACTCTATAACTACTAAAAGGTGTACTTAAATAGCTTTCAACTTTACTAACATGTATTGTGTTAACCCAATCTTTATATCCAAATATAACATCTTGAGCTGGACTTAAGTAATTACCTGTTGCTGCTATAGTAATTTTAAAAGCACCTCTTGGTCCATAACCACCAGCATTTTGATTACTTCTTGCTAATTTATACCAACCAGTATAAGTAGTACTACCTTGAAAAGAAGGTCCGCCAGAGTTAATTTGAGCATAGTCGCCACCATTTCTTCCATCTAATAAATCAGCATCTAAACCACTTCCACTACCATCATTATTATCTCTCCAAATAGTACCACCTGCATATGTTAAAGTATTAGTATCTATAACAAGATTATTTCCACCACTTCTGCCTATTGATATTGCACCACCATATGAAACCATATATAATGGCCTACCTCCTGATTCTATTCTACAATTTGATCCATCCCAAAGACCAATTGTCATTCCATTACTACCACCATCGTTAATAGCTATTCTTGCTCCTGAATACGTTAATGTTAACTGACCAGTAAGAGTACCACCAGTTAATGGTAAAGCATAAGAACCAATATTAGCTTCAGTTAATACAATCTTATACGCAGAACCATTATATAGAGCCAATGAACCGATTCCAATTGTAGCATCTGATGTTATAGCTGTAGCATAAATTCTTAACTGATTTGCTGGTTGATTATAGTATATTCTAGCTGAGCCAGAAGATGCTGCTCCATGATATAATGCTAAATCTACACTATCAGTATTTAATAAATTAAGTCTACCAGTAAGACTACCCCCAGATAAAGCTAACTTAGATGCTATACTATTTGTAACTGTAGTAGCAAATGAAGCATCATTATTAAGAGCAGTAGATAACTCAGCTAGAGTATCCAGAGCAGTCGGTGCTGCATTGACTAGATTAGATATAGCAGTATTTACATATGTTTGAGTAGCTGCTTGTGCACCACCAGGCATAATAAGATTACCGGTCATGACAATATCACCACTTCCATTAACGGAAATGTAGTTTATTAACTCAGCTATCTGTGTATTTTTTCCCATTTGCTATATTAATCTTAATGTTTTATTTACGGTACTACAATATCAAGACTACCATTCCAAGGATCTGGAGACTCTTGATTAGACCAAGCTCTAACTGCATTTATAAAGTTACTCATCTTTAATAACTCTTGCTCATTTCCTTCTCTTAATACATTAGACTGTTTCCAAGACGGGTAGTACTTATAGATATGTTCTTGTGCAAAGTTATTAATTTCAGACTGTTCCCATATAATATAAAGCTCTTCATCTGTTTTTGTATGAACTAATACCGGAGGATCTTGTGTAAAGTCATACACCTGTTTAAGTTTTAAGAAGTCTTCTTTACAAGAAATTCCCTTGTTTTCTTTTGGTCCATCCCAAACACAGTTTCCGTATTCTATAATTTTCATATCTATATGTTTTAAACTCCTGATGTACCTAATTTACCATGAAGAATATATACCATATCTACAATTCTTACTCTGCTACGTGCATCAGTATCACCTCCCCAATTTATTATACGTAATGTATCTGAACTACCAAAAAGTCCAGGTGAATAGTTTGCTAAACAATACCATCCACCATATGATCCACCACCATAATATTGCCCACTTATTTTTAAATTTGCAAAACTATTTAAACTATTATTGCCATCTAATGTTCTTGGCTCAGTATAATTAGGAGTTGGAGCACCAGTTCTTATGTACGCATGATATGCACCAGCTTGATTATGTAACATAGCAATATGAGCATATGAATAATCTTCACCAGGATGTGGACTATCACCAACACCTATTTGTGCCCATAGGGAAACTCTACCTATATCACTAATGGCCGTACCGTTACCTGTTCTTCTTCCATAATTTGAATCATGAACTTTATTATACCAACTATCATGATGTGGAAACATTGGTAAACTTATATCAACATAAGCATTTCCCCCTGAAGCTGCTCCAGGAGCATAATCATCTGATGAATCAAATAAAGCAGTATGAGCTGTTGAATCATTATACCTTGGATTTATAGTAATAGTACCAATATTAGTTGCACTATGTTGTACAATAGGTATTGGTATTTGCATAAAACCATGAGGTAAACCTGATGCAGTTAATACGGCTGATGTTCTTATTGGCATGTTATATAATTTCTTCTAGTTTAATTTTAAATTTCTTTCCACTTCTGTTATTTAACATAAAGATTTCAGTCTCACCTTCTTGTAATGTCCAGTCCCCCCATGTACCATCAACATCGTTTTGCTTACCTTTATTAGACAAATGTAAGTCAGTTGTGTAAACATTGGCCCATCTAGCTGTAGTTGAGCCTAGATTCATTGATGCATCTACACCTGGTAAAAGATTACCACTAGCATCCCAATATCCTTTATATCCACTACTTCCTTCAAAATAATGTATTCCAGGAACTCTCCAATAAGTATCATTAACATAGTAAGCTAAATACTTGTAATCTGTATAATCGTGAAAATATAAGTATGAGGCTCCAGTGCCTCCAGTAGTTAATCTTATATTACCAATTACATCTAATTTATATGATGGAACTCCTGTACCAATACCAACATTTCCATTTGTATTTATAAATAATTTATCAACATCATTAGTAAAAAAAGCAAGATTATGATTACTCCTAGTTCCAAAACTAGCCCCACCATCACCTAAATACGCTGCTAAATATGTGGCATTAGATGCTCCACCATTTATACCAAAAGCATAACCATTTGCAGCATTAATTATTTGCAGTTTATATCCTGGTGTAGTAGTTCCAATGCCTACGTTGCCAGCTGCGGTTATCGTTAAAGCAGGAGATGCAGTAAATGAATTTCCAATAGTTAATCCAGTATTAGAATAAAAAACGTGAGTCCCTACTGTTTGTTGATATATAGATGAAGTAGTTGCAGTTGCAATACTTGCTGTACCATTAAAATATGAACCGCTGCTAATTAAATTATTATTACCATTATTACTTGTGCTTGTTCCAGCAAATTGTAAACCCCCAATGTTAGCTACAGTACCATTTTTTGCAGCTACTAATAAGTTAGGTGAACTTGAAGAACTTGCACCACTTCCAACAATTACGCTACCGCTAAACGTAGCACTTGTACCATTCAAAGCTCCTGTAAGTGTGCCACCACTTAAAGGTAAATAAGTAGAAGCTGCACTAGATGTAGTTAAGTATGTACTATTATCATAACTTACTGTAGTACCACTTACTTTTACAAAGCCTGTACCATTAAGTTGTGCTTGTCCTGTAAATGCACCTACAGAGTATGCATATGCAACTACTTCAATAATATCATTAAGAGCAGCTCCACTAGATAACACTATACTTGTGCCATTGCTAGCTGTATATTCAGAAGAAGCTAACTTAGATCCATTGTAAAATATATCTACTAAACCAGGAGTGTAACTAACTGTAAATGAAGTCTGTCCAGCAGTAGCTGTAAAGTAACTTACTTGTCTTAGTGCACTACTAGCTGTAAATGCTGATGTATATTTAATTACATCTACAATGTTACCAGCACCAGTTCCTGTAGCTAATACTACTGTAGAACCGTCAGTTGCTGTAAAGTCAGCAGAAGTTAATCTAACACCGTTAATAAAGACATCTACTAAACCAACCACATACCCACCTGTTACAGTGAAAGTAGTTTGAGAAGCTGTAGCTGTATATGTTTGAATAGTTCTAGCAGAAGGATTAACACCAACTGTCCATGAACGATCTGTTGTTAAGTCGTATGCTGTTCCATTGATAGTCAATGTTCTAGCATTAGTTACAGGAGTATAACCAAGAGCAGTTGTAACATCACTTGATGTAAGAGTAATATCTCCTGTACGTGTGTTAAATGATGTAAGACCTGCAGCTATTGACCATGTTCTATTTGCACTTAAATCATAAGTTGTACCGTTGATTGTTAATGTACGAGCATTAGTAACTGGAGTGTAAGTTAATGCTGTAGTTACATCTGTATCAGATAATGTAATAGCACCTGTTCTAGTATTAAAACTAGTAACACCACCTTGATATTGAGGTATGTTAAGTACACCTGTTACACTATCATATGTAGCTGCACCAGATGTACCAGTAGTTGTTAAACTAATTGATAGTCTAGCTCTAGCATCAGTATAATATAGGTTACCAGATTCAGTAACCTGTGCAGTGGTATAGTCTCCAGAAGCAGGAGTAATTGCCCCAGTTCTTGTATTGAAAGATGTTACACCTGCTGCAATATTCCATGTTCTATCAGCTGATAAATCATAGGATGTACCATTGATAGTTATGGTCCTAGTTAAAGGAACTTTTGTTCCTATAGAAGTAGCAACTGTTGTAGCAAAGTTAGGATCATC